ATGATTTCACACGGAAACTATTTAATTGAACCCTTGAACCATCTAGGTGCTGGTAGTTTTGGAAGTGTTGAAAAGGTAACGGTCAGACCAGTAGGAGGAGATATTTGTGGGGAGTTTGCCAGGAAAACATTGATAGACCAGCATGAAGATCCTGACTTATTAACCAGATTTAAACGAGAAGTTAAGTCTCAAGATACTTGCCTTCATAAATATGTTGCACAGATTTTCATTTGTAACTTATACACAACTCCTGCTTGGTTCGTGATGGAGCTTGCTGAATCCAGTTTGGATACAGAGATTAAAGCGGGTACCTTAAGTAGAAGTGAGAAAATTAATATTGTTCTTATGATTGCTGAAGGTATAGCGTGGATACATTCTAAAGGTTTTCTCCATAGGGATATTAAACCCCAGAATATTTTAAAATTCCCTAATAATATTTATAAAATATCTGACTTTGGTTTAGCTAGACACATGGATCCAGACGAAGCTAGTAGAATTCTGACACAAGTAGGCCACTTTCCAAGAACACCTAGATATTTCGACCATAATGTCGTTCTGTTGCACAGATTTTCATTTGTAACTTATACACAACTCCTGCTTGGTTCGTGATGGAGCTTGCTGAATCCAGTTTGGATACAGAGATTAAAGCGGGTACCTTAAGTAGAAGTGAGAAAATTAATATTGTTCTTATGATTGCTGAAGGTATAGCGTGGATACATTCTAAAGGTTTTCTCCATAGGGATATTAAACCCCAGAATATTTTAAAATTCCCTAATAATATTTATAAAATATCTGACTTTGGTTTAGCTAGACACATGGATCCAGACGAAGCTAGTAGAATTCTGACACAAGTAGGCCACTTTCCAAGAACACCTAGATATTTCGACCATAATGTCGTTCTAAACGGTTACTCAAGACAATCAGATATTTTTTCATTAGGTATAATAATTGAAGAGTTAAATATTGATGGTTTTGATGATATAATTACTAAATGTACTGACAGAAAACTTAAGTAGAAGTGAGAAAATTAATATTGTTCTTATGATTGCTGAAGGTATAGCGTGGATACATTCTAAAGGTTTTCTCCATAGGGATATTAAACCCCAGAATATTTTAAAATTCCCTAATAATATTTATAAAATATCTGACTTTGGTTTAGCTAGACACATGGATCCAGACGAAGCTAGTAGAATTCTGACACAAGTAGGCCACTTTCCAAGAACACCTAGATATTTCGACCATAATGTCGTTCTAAACGGTTACTCAAGACAATCAGATATTTTTTCATTAGGTATAATAATTGAAGAGTTAAATATTGATGGTTTTGATGATATAATTACTAAATGTACTGACAGAAAACTTCAAAAAAGATATGTCAATGCAACCGAACAACTTATAGCGGATGTCAAAAGAATAAGCGGAGTTGCATAATTATGTTTAACTTAATCTCAGCTTCCTTTTTTTCATGTTCAAAAGAACTCAGAACTATCAATCAAGACACTGTGCTACCTCCGATTAAAATTAACAATGGGTATCTTTTTGCTATTGCCGATGGACTTGGAGGGTACAAAGGAGGAAAAGAAGCCTCACAAAGAGTAATAAATTACTTGAGTAATAATTTTGCGAAAGAGTTAGAAAATGAACTCGCAGAATTATTTCCTAATATTAAAAACGATTTAAAATTATTGAGCGATAGTGAAATAGACTATTCTAATGCAGCAAGCACTTTAACCGTATGCTATGTTACCGACAAATTAATCCATATTGCTCACATTGGTGATTGCAGGTTGTATGCAAAAAATGGATTAAAATTAATTCAATTAACCAAAGATCATACTCAACATCAATCTTATATTGATGATGGTATTTTTACATCTCGTCAGAACAATGGGTATCTTTTTGCTATTGCCGATGGACTTGGAGGGTACAAAGGAGGAAAAGAAGCCTCACAAAGAGTAATAAATTACTTGAGTAATAATTTTGCGAAAGAGTTAGAAAATGAACTCGCAGAATTATTTCCTAATATTAAAAACGATTTAAAATTATTGAGCGATAGTGAAATAGACTATTATTCTAATGCAGCAAGCACTTTAACCGTATGCTATGTTACCGACAAATTAATCCATATTGCTCACATTGGTGATTGCAGGTTGTATGCAAAAAATGGATTAAAATTAATTCAATTAACCAAAGATCATACTCAACATCAATCTTATATTGATGATGGTATTTTTACATCTCGTCAGTTAAAAAATGCAAAAGGTAAAAATATCTTAACAACAGCTATATCAAGAAACATAGATCTTCAATATAATGTTACTATAACACCGCTTGAAAATCTCTTAGATGAGAACGGTTCATTGTCTCTTTTTATTATGTCTGATGGTGCCCATTCATTTTGGGAGAAACGCCCTAGATTCTCATTAAATACCTTATCGGAACCATCAAGATTTATTTCTAGCCTAAAGAGAAGGATTGAGAATGGACCACCTGTTGACGATTATTCTGTGATATCTGCAAAATTCACATTTTGATTTTTTTTCTCAGTATTATGGTACCCACGTAAAAACTCGGCCAAATGCCGGGTTTTTTTGTACCGAAAATATGAGAAATCAAACTCGTTTTTGTATTTTACTCTTCAGTAAAAACTACTTTCCGCAGGGGAAGCCTCGTTAAGCAACGGGATAAGAATAATTTTGCAACGCGGAGAGAGTGGGTAAAAAATCATCATTCAAATCCATAATTAATTCACATTTTGATTTTTTTTCTCAGTATTATGGTACCCACGTAAAAACTCGGCCAAATGCCGGGTTTTTTTGTACCGAAAATATGAGAAATCAAACTCGTTTTTGTATTTTACTCTTCAGTAAAAACTACTTTCCGCAGGGGAAGCCTCGTTAAGCAACGGGATAAGAATAATTTTGCAACGCGGAGAGAGTGGGTAAAAAATCATCATTCAAATCCATAATTAACCGTGCAAATATACAGCGCAATGAATGGAGTTTTTCTTGTGAAGTGGAATTATGCGCATTTTTAGTAAGCCACTGGATCTTCAAAGAAGATAATTTTTACTGTATATTTACACAGTAAATTAACTGTATGAGGATCTACTCATGTCAGCAACAAAAGGCTTCGAACAGAATTTTTCTGTGATCTATAAATTTGACTCTCTGACCATCAACCATTCAATACGCAGTAAATCCATGATTTTCAATGCCAAGGTAAAAAGCCCACCAATCTTATCCAATGCGGAAGTGATTCAGACAATGGAGATCACAGTCGAGCAGGCTCGGCATATCGTCAGTGAGTTGCAAAAACGGATTGATTACATTGATGCTGGGATCAGCGATTCAGGTGTGAACTATTTAAATTAAGGCCCGGTGCAGTGGTGAGTTACAGATATATAATGCGAATGAATAGGCCGGGCAATTAGGCCCGGTCACGGTTGATTAGGCTGATGCCAGGGCAAGGCGCTCTTCGGCAGGGATATATTTGTAAATCGTCTTAGGTGATACCTCGAGCACCAAAGCCACTTGATGCATGCTTGCGCCATTTGCAAACATGCGCCTTGCTCGTTCAACAACTTCAGTTGTCATTATCCTGCGACGCCCCCCTATTCGCCCTTCTGCTCTGGCGGCTACCAATCCAGCCTTGGTGCGCTCCACTATTAATTCGCGTTCCATCTCAGCCAGAGCAGACATTACGTGAAAGAAAAAACGGCCCATGGCCGTACCGGTATCAATGCTATCGGTCAAACTGCGAAAATGCACACCCCGGCTCTTTAACTCTTCTATCAGTGCGATTAAATGGCGAACACTACGGCCCAAGCGATCCAACTTCCACACAACCAATGTATCGCCCTCAGACATGGCGCGCATTGCTCGCTTTAAACCTGGCCTATCTGATGATTTTCCGCTGATTTTATCTTCAAAAATCTGTTCACAATTTGCACTAACTAGCGCATTGCGCTGTAGATCAGTGTTTTGGTCATTTGTTGATACCCTTATATAGCCAATTAACATGCTTGATTACCCAAAGAAAATGAATGCAGTGTGTCATTTTTGTGGGGATGGCTAAAGGTTGAGTATTCGCTAAAACCTTGGTTTAGGCGATGCGGCTAAAAAGAACGTTGGTACGGCTTCTGGCACTGTCGCGGCGGGAAACGACGTAAGATTTAATGAAACTACGATTATGTATCCGGATGGTAGCGGGGCGAGTCCGTACAATTACCCGGCAAATACTAGAAAAGAATATGCGAACCCTTTCCCAGGGAAAAATATCATCGTTGTTGCGGAGGTTTATTATAACGGCGTTTGGGGTCAGACGGGGTGGTTCTCTAATTCCACGGTGACGAATGCTGTGGGTATTTTAGCAACACAAAATATAGCTACAGACGTTATTGTTGTGCAATCGGGTAGCTTTGGCGTATTAGCCGCCGCCACCCTATGCGGCTCACTTCATGCGGCGACAGCAACTCAATCAACTTTACCTTTCCGGCTTAAAGTATATAAAGAGGCTTAATCATGTCTAACGTAATGGGTGAAATTGGTCATTCAAGTCAAAGCATAGTTATCAATCTACCAGAAAAGACACCTGACGGATGGGTGCTCATGAAAGATGGCGAGCGTCCAGGCATAGATTTTTATGCGTCCGAGAAGGGAGAGTGGTTATCTGGCCCATCTCCATCTCAAAAAGCTGTATTCATCTCTCAGGCTAAAATTGATAAATCAAAGCTGATGAGTGATGCAAGCGACAAGATAGAAACACTGAAAGACCGGATAGAGGCGGGGCAGGATAAGACCGCTGAGTTGAAGTTGTGGAAGTCATATCGCATTGCGCTTGATGATATTGATGTGAGTACTGCCCCGGATATCATTTTGCCTACAGCACCATTGTAACGCTATAAGCCGGGCATTACGCCCGGCTAGTCCACTATTCCGGTAATACTGGCCACTCAATTTCAAGCGGATTCGAAGTATCAACCCGCATCAGCGCCACGCGATATTTACGCCACGATGCCAGCGCTGTTATCTCTTTATCGCTAGCGCTCCTGTCATCAACCGCATCTTGCCGCCATTCAATCTCTGAATCAGCAATGGCTTTCAACTGGCTCTTTTTAGCATTAGCATTGGCAAAATACCCACAGCATTCGTCACCGTGGAATTAGAGAACCACCCCGTCTGACCCCAAACGCCGTTATAATAAACCTCCGCAACAACGATGATATTTTTCCCTGGGAAAGGGTTCGCATATTCTTTTCTAGTATTTGCCGGGTAATTGTACGGACTCGCCCCGCTACCATCCGGATACATAATCGTAGTTTCATTAAATCTTACGTCGTTTCCCGCCGCGACAGTGCCAGAAGCCGTACCAACGTTCTTTTTAGCCGCATCGCCTAAACCAAGGTTTAAGAGAGTCTGCGCAACAGCTGCCGGGCCAGCATCTTTAATTTCAGATAAGTTATTCGTGATTTTTAATAATAAGTTTCCTAAATCACTGACTGCTTTTGGCGTGGCTGCCAGTGTCTGGCTGGTACTGTTTGTTGAGTTACTTAATTGAACAATACCTTTTTGGTTTACTGTGGCATCTTTAAGATCTGGAATACCTTCACTAACTAATTTTTGTATCGCAGCAAGTAATTGCGCGCGATTAGCTTTATTTAAAGCAAAGCCAGCTGCTTCAACAACTCCCGCCAGTTCTTCCTGCACGGCATCAAAGTAATCATCATCCAAAGCCGTAGCCGGTACGCCAGTCTGTGGGTTACCACGGGTAAAGCCGTTCTTGCCCGCGCCAAATTTATCAACCTGGGCGGTTGGGGTATCAATACGATGCATAAAAGGTTACTCCGGGTATAAGAAAGTCACATAGGTGTGTGAGGGGCAAAGTTTGTTAATGACGCATTCGGCGGTGGTATCGCCCCAGGTTCTCAGGCTGTCGGTGCAGACAGAAGTACAGGTCATGTCGGTTATCTGGGTGGCATTCGGCATGTTGACCTGCCACCAGTAGCGCCACTCTTCTGCATAAAGCGAGTCAATACAGGTCGAGGTACAGCGAAAAACATCACTTTCAAACTGGGTAATAGTGGCATTCGGGTAGCCCAACGCCGCCAGTTGTGCCAGATAAAACGCCTTATTAATCCCGCCTGTAATGTTAATTTTTGCATCCAGCCGCTGTTGCCGCTGGACCAATGTCTGCACCCCGGGCGGCGCGCATGAATCCGGCAGACCGGTTAATTGTTCATAGCGGTCAATCAATTCGGTGGTGGTGCGCGGATCAACTTCTACCATCAAACCATCCCCACGCCGATGGGCGCGGGAGTAAGACGGTGCAAGCCCCAGCAGTAGGGGATCATCCCCCTCCCACGCCGGGCCACGCGGCAGCAGGTTTGTTAATAACTGGCTATAGCTGTCGATTAAGTCCACGTTAGATCTCCCACAATGGGCAGCTCAGTCGCGGCCAGCGGTATATCATCGGTCGGGCTGACCAGAACGTGTTTATATTCGCCAGTCGCAATACTGATAGCCTCGCTGATACGCGAGTGATCCAGTGTTCCACCCGGCACCCCATCACGCAGAAACAAGGCGCGCAACTCAGCAATGACCGCATAGCGCACTTCTGGTGTATCTGGCGTGAGGCGAATATGGAACGGCACCACTTTTGCCACTGGCGCGAGGATATAGAGGCTGGCCCCTGCCACCGGAGCCAGCGGTAAGATGTGATCGCGCACCGCGCTGACCACCGCATTATCCGGGATGGGGTTTTCAAGATTGCTGTTGGCCACCATCACGCCGACCGTTCCGGCCCCCATCCAGTGGCGAAAAGTCCAGGCGCGAGTGACGCCAGGCACCTCTTTAGCCCAGATAATGTAATCACCATCAGCGCCCCCCTGTGGGGTGTAATACCAGCGCTCAATGATCCGCGCCCGCCACTCGTCCACTGATTCCACATCAGTACCTCCCTCGATGCTGTCAGCGGCGGCAGATGATGGCAGGCCGTTAATCGGTTGAGTCAGTACCATACCAATACCATCATCGGTATTCCCCAAAGTGCCAGCCACCGAGCAAATCACCGGTACCCGCAGAACTCCCGCAATAGAGGTCGCCGCCGCCGTGGTGGTGTACTCCTGCAAATCATCACGTTGAATCACTCTGCCGGCAGGCACTTCAATACCGTTGGTGACCCCCTCCCAGCGCACAAAACCGGTCGCCGTGGCGGGTTCCTTGCGTGGGCAGCGTTTCATATTGCCGTGACGCGCTAACCAATCCTCATCGCACTGATCCGGTAACAGGTTGCGGGCCAGATAATCGATATAGCCATAAACCGTATGTACTGCCGCCGCATGTACCCGGCTGTAAACCTCGGTGTCGGTACGGCGCAGCACGGCATCAGTTTGGAAGCGAGAATTAAGGTCACTGCGGATTTGGGTAATCAGTTGGGGAAGTGTCGGGCGGTTAAATCCGCTGTCAGCCATTGAGGGCACTCCATAAATCATCAAAGGTGATTAGCTGAGAACTGCCATCATTACGATACAGGGTTATCTCGGCGGTCAGTATCTCGGTACCGCGCCGCTGCACATTGATGGCTATTCGTGAAACTATGCCGTCGTCTTTTAGCCAGGCTAGCGCCTGTTCTAAGTAGCCTCTGGCCAGTTCGATGGTGTTATTGGTCAGTGTGGTGCGCTGAAGCAAATACAAGCGGGAGCCAATACGGTCATTTTGTATCGTGGGATAGCTGTCACCCCACCACCCCATCGGCTGTTCGGAATCATCATCCGGATCAGCGCGACGCCAGGTGAAAAGAGAAATAATCACTGCGCGAGTTAGATTATCGGTGGGCGTGGAGGCTGATTGTTGTTGACCATTCACCATCAGGATCATGAGTTACTCCATCTTCTGGTTAGGCTTATCGGTGTTCGGCTCACCGTGCGGGTGAGTGTGCGAGTTGAATTGACCGCGCATCGCCGCCATAGTGCCGGTTTTATCTTTAACATCCGCCGCAGACTCAACATTGCCCTGAGCTTTGATCTGACCGCTGGCTTCAATCAGTGGCGTATTGAATACCGCTTTTTCCTCGGCGTTCACAATAAACTGTTTGGTGTTCAGCTCTATTTGGTTGCCGCGCTTGAGAATAATGCTGTCGCCCTCATCGCTATAAATCGCCACCTCGCCAGACTCCAGCCCTTTAATTCGGTAGCGGCGATCGGCCACCACCAACACCACCCCATGCGAGCGGTCACCATCGGGGAAAGCGGCGAACGCTTCCGCACCTGTATGCGCGGCGCTGGTAAAGCCATAAGGTTCCAGATGTTCGATATTGTCTTTTAACTCATCGGCGATCATCTGGATTTGTAGCATCTGGTTTTTACTGCTGGAGTCCAGGCGGCGCACTACCGCGCGCACCAGCATATTGGATAGTCCGCGTTGTATCCCCGAAAACAATCGATTCATTAGAATTCGTCCTCTTCGGCTTTTTTGCGGCGCTGTTTGTTCGGATTGGGAGGCTTTGGTAGGTAGGCATCAGCGGGGCCGATCCGTAACTGGGTGATGGTTCCCTGCTCGTTTTTGCTGTAGGTCACCTCCGCGATTAGCATTTCGCGGTTGTTAAAGCCCAGCACCGGATCGAACACCGTGACCAGTTGATTGGGCGACCACAAATCGCCGTTCCCCTGCCGCCAGCCCTGTACCGTATAGGTCACTTCATCGGTACGCGCTGCCCGCCGTAGCATCTCAAACTGGCTGCGCTCAATCACCGATCCCCCCGTGGCATTGCCGCTCTGCTTAATCACCATAGGTCGATAACGGCTGACGCCGCCGTCAACGGTTTTAGCCCGGATGGCATTGGTGGTGGCTGCGCCAAAATCGTCGTCATTGCCCGACCGCTGGCCCGCTACCACGTATTCAGAAAAGCGGTCTTTGATGCTTTGTTCGGTGTCACAGGAAATGATATTTTCCCCCAGCACCAGCGCGGTGACGGTGCGTGAGGCTCCCACCGGGCCAATCACCAGTGCGCCAGCTGGATTGTCATAGGCCAGCACCTGTTGAATGCCCATCATTTTATCCAGCACATCGACCACGGTTTCGCCGTAATCCACTTGCAGCCCCTGCATCGGCGTGTTTTCCACTCCGGCATTGACCACCGACACCCCAAAGGGCGCGGCCAGTTGGGTCGCTATCTGCACAAAAGAGCGGCCGGTAAACTGGGTTATCAGGGCGGCACAGTCGATCAGGTCTTCGGTTTTACTGCGACCGACAATGCCCACCGATACTGAGCGGGCGTCATAGCGTACCGGTGTGGCATCGATATAGCCGGTGACTACCAGGTCAGTGCCGATCAACACCGTAACCGCATCGCCCTTTTTCACTCTGGGCTGCAGGTGTCCGGCCTCTTCGCTGCCGGGCCATTGGCGGGTGATTTCCACATTAAAATCACGGGCCAGACGTTCGATACCGGCCGAGATTGAAACCGAAGTCCAGCCGACCCACTCACGGCCATTCACCCGCAGCGTGACATCGTTATTCATCTGATTGGCACCTGTAACGTTTTCACCGGCACAAAGCCGGGATGAGTGATTTGGTTGCGACCGATAATGTCAGTTTCGCGTGCGGCGGAGTCATACCAATCAGCCGCCAGCACCAGCGCGGGCAGTACTTCATCAGGGGTGCGGAAGGTGGTTTTTTCTATCTGCTCGAGCCGCATGCTGATATCGCGATTGACATCAGCGCGCACGGTGTTGATCGCCAGAAACAGCGCATCATCCGTCACCCGTAGCAGCTCCTGATCAATGGCGGTATTGAGGGTGTCGCGGATCTCTGTCAATGCCTCATAAGTCACTGGCGGAGTAGCAGCCACTGTGTCGCTAAGCGAGGTGACCGCCGGATGAGTGACCAGCGGCAGTTGCGCCTGTGGTGTCACCGTGGCAGTCAGTGGCGGGCGGGCCTGCGGTAAATCAGTCACACTCTGTGCCGCCTCAGTCAGTGCGGTAGTACGGATAGCCTGAGCCACCACGTTGCGCTGGATGGTCTGGGTCTGGATGGTTTTGCTGTCCGTTTTCCATACCCCATGTGGAGCCAGATCACGACCCACAGTAAATCCGCTCAGCCCTTTAATTTTATTGATAATGTCGTTGCTGTTACCCAACAAACTATTACCCGAACGCCACATACGTTGCAGCCGGTTAACGAAATTCATGCCGGAACTGGGTGGCATCAGCAGCACCGACAAGTCGCCATCCAGCAAGCGGCCCGCGTCAGCAATAGCCGAATTCACGCCGTCAAAGGTTTTAATCGCGGTGTTCATCATGTCGCTGGCATTACTGATCACACCGTTCTGAATAAAGTCAGCCATCCCCTCCAGCCCGAAATCCTTACCGAACGCGTCAGTGACACAGTCGGTCATGGCATCGCAGGAAGAAACCAGCTTCTGGCCAGTGGCAACACCAGAGGTGGGAAAAGAGAGTTCACCGGCTTCAACAAAGTTAAAACTGATGGTGCACATGCGACCATCAGCCGCGCTATGGCTAACCCTGTTCTCACCGTCGATACAAACATTTAGCTCGCCGTACTGCGGGTGAATCAGTTTCCCCGGCCCCTCCTGGTTAATGGCGGTAATCAGTTGATCACGTTGTGCCTGGTAATCATCACCTATCAGATAGGCTGAAATAGTATCGCGCCGCGTCACCCGCCCTAAGTCTTCTGAGTAAGGCTTATCGCGGTTGGGGTATTCGTGGGTTTGTGTCCGACGCCCGAAAGTGGCCTCATCATCCTGCGTTTTAAATGGCACACCACGAAACGAGGCCGGTAATAGCTTATCTTTCCAGCTCATACATTCTCCGGGCGAAAAAAAACCCACCGGAGTGGGCCTGTAGGCTATCAATTACTTATTAGCGAAGCGGCTATAGCCAACGTCGTAGCCAATACCAAAACCTGACTGGCTCGTCCTAGAATCTGTAATAGACATGCCAGGAGGAGCATTATCAAATTTAACAGTGATTTCTCCATTGACTGCCTGAGGTCGAACAGAAGCTAATGGCACCTTAGAATTTTGACTGCCATCCATATTTAGCAGCTCTTTCATACGTGGGATAAATCCAGTGTAGCCCCTGTCTTGCTCCCCTTTTTTCAGCCTATCAACCAGAATGTCCCCTTTGGATTTATTGGTAGCCTGAGACTCTTTACTTAGGTCATCCAGTTCCTTAAATAGGCTAATAATCACACCAATGGCGACAAATTGCCCCCCATAAGAGATAAGTGTTTTTAATGCACCATTAAGCCCTCTAACACCTGCACCACCAGCGTTAATCCCTTTCAAAAATGAGAGAGCAAAATCGCCCGCCATATACAGCGCAAATCCTTTCATTACCCCTTCCCAGCCCCCCACTAGATCGACGATGGGTTTAATCTGGTTCCATACATCTTTAAATACCGGTCCCACCGTATCCCAGTTAGCCACAATTAACGCACCGGCACCGATCAGCAGCGTAAGCAATTTACCCAGCGGTGACATTTTGGTAACGAAATTCATAATGCCGATCGCTTTCGTTACTGCTGTAACACCGGTGGCAACAGAAATTAAATAAATCCCTAATTTAAAAACTGTCTTTATTAACTCAGGGTTGGCCTTAACCCATTGCCGAAACTGCTCTAATAAAGGTTTAAGCTCTTTAGTACCCTCGGTAATATAGGGCAGGAACATATCTCCGAGAGTAATACTGGCAATCTCTAACTGATTCTTCAGTAATTGAACTGCGTTGGCCGTGGTTGCTGCTCTGGATTCATATTCTTTTTGCATTGAACCGGCATATACCTGAGCATCTGCAACTTTATTAAAATTCTCCCTCAGTAAATCCATATTGGTTAAGAGAGGCGCTATAGCCCCTAGCGATTCTCTACCAAATAGCGCCTCCAGTGCGGCGGCCTGCTTAGCTTTAGGTAATTTAGCGACAGAATCCAATACCTTTAAAATAGCGGTTTTGGAATCTTTCTGCATATCCGCAGCCAGTTGCTTAGGATCTATTTTTATAGCTTTTAATACTTTCCCTTTTAATCCTTTACCTGTGCCAGAGGTAAGCGACAACATAAAGTTTTTAATACCAGTTGAAGCTATTTCCGACTCTACCCCCATCCCGGCAATAGTCGCCCCCATTGCTGCAATTTCCCCCGACGCAAGGCCCGCCACACTACCTAACGGGCCAATTCGAGTCACAATTTCCGATATTTTTGCCGCATTAGCCGGGCCAGTATTCCCCAGATAGTTAACTTTATCTGACAGCGTGACCACTTCACTTTGCGTTAATTTAAATGCCGTGCGCCATTGGGCCATCATCTGACCAGACTCTTCTGCTGTCTGATCGAAAGCAATACCCATCTTCACTGCATCGGTTGCAAACGCTTTCAGATCGGCACGAGCAATACCGGCCTGTCCACCCGCAGCAACGATGGCGGCTATTCCATTAGCAGCCATCGGAAGTTCGGTGGACAGCTTTAATATATCTTCGCCCATATCTTTAAATTGGGCTGGCGTGTCAAAGTCCACAACCTTACGCACATCAGCCATGGAGGATTCAAATTCCATCGCCTGGTTAATGGGAATAATGAACGCACCACCAATGGCCGCGCCCATCATCGCTACACTTTGCATAACGTCTTTAAATTCCCCCTTAAACTTACGCAGATCCTTCTGCATCGTTGTCAGCGCCGGAGATAATTTATTGACGCCAGTAATAATCGCTTTTAACTGAAAACTATCTGACATTATTTAGCTCCGAATTAATGCGCTCGGCCTGCGCCTCCATCTCAAATATTTTGGATAGCGGGCAAGCCATGACGGTAATAGGGTTCATGCGCCAAAAATAGGCAATGTTATAAATGCGGCTAGTTAGCTCACCGACACTTCTGATGCCGTAAAAAAACCGACTATCTGCATTGAGATAGTGATCAAGTCTTTCGGTAATAATTGCTTAGCTGATGAAGGAGGGATATCGGCCAGTACCGGTAAATATGCCAGCGTACAACTCATGTCAATTTTAGCACTGCCGTTATCCGAATAAGAGAACGGCATACCAAACTTGGCAATTTCATCATATTCAGGTGCACGAATATTTAACTCTTTGACCTTTTCCCCACCCACGGTAATTTCTCTGCTTAATGTCACAATCATTGGTAAAAGCCCTCTTGCCCGTGGAATTCCATATCTACCGTGCCTTCCTCGGCATTATGGTTCGCTTCACCATGTAGCCAGCCGCTGGAAAGTACATATACCTGACCGTTCGCCAGCTCACTGGTAATGGTCATGTTATCTGCTGAGGTGATCTTGCTGATGGGGTAGTCTTTCGGGACTTTAAATGTCCCTTTGGTATAGGGCGCGCGGTGGGTTTCTTTGTAATCCACTGAGCCATCAAGACCGATCACATCGTCCTTCACCGCCGTATTCATTGGCACCTCAATGCCGCCGGTCAGAGATAATTGCTGACCATCAATTTTGAAAAAGCACGTGCCGCCAATTCGAGCCATTTAGGCCACCTCTTCGCTATATTGCAGACGGAACTGATTAAGCACCGCGAATACTCGCAGCTGGTTCACATAATCAGGTGGGAACAGCACATCAAGCCGGTTAGGGTTATCCGCGTTGCGCTCGACGATCAGGTATTGCTTGAACAGCTCAAAGTTCTCAACAATGCCCGCGCGCTCCAGTTGGCGATAAATAGACAGCATTTCTCCTTTAATAACATTCGGCGTGACAATCGCCTGACCTGCGCCGAAGCGGGTGCCATCGTTCGCCAGCTTATGGCGCGGGTACTTGCTGGTGATCACCGACTTCAAACGACGCAGCACGTAAGCGCTGGCATGCAAGGTTTCACTATCAAGGAAACTGTTATCGGCATTGCCGTAGCTGTTTTTCTGATAGGTGGTGATATCACGCTGAATGCGCAGCACCCCGCCCTCGCTGTAAGCCGTGGCGATACCGTGGGTTAACAGTGACTGCTGCTCTGACAGAATGAACCGCGTCCCCACGGGAGCGGGAAGCGCATCATTTAGCAGGCCAGTTTGCGTGGGTCGCGCCGGATCATTACGGATAAACACCGAATTACGCGCGGTGCGGGCCGCAACCAGTTCATCGGTTGCTATCTGTACGCCCGTTTCATAGCCGGCAATGGTCAGATGTGGGTCGTTGAATGTGGTCCCAAAAGCCACCAGATCCGACAAGTCGCCCACCTTGGCGGTATAGACATGGCCGTATAACTGCCGCGACCAACTCCAGCGCCCGGTATCGTCGTTCATCTCTTTGCCGATAGTGGCCAGTGATACCGAGTCATTAAACGGGAAAGCGATAAAATCAAATAGCTCATCACCCAAGGTGGCAATAGTGGCAGACAAGTTCGGCGCACCTTCACCGCCAGCCATCGGCGCGATCGCCACATTCACGCCGGAGGGGTTCTGCTCACCGCCTACCGTGCCGCGATAGTTCAGGCTGATAGGTAGACCGTTACCCGTTAAGCCGCTGTTTTTGGCCGTCAAGGTGACCACGCCCGCCGCCGCTGTGGCAGTCACAGGCAAATCAACCAGCGCATTTACCGCAGTGGCGATGCTGGCACTGATAATAGTCGGCGTATCCAGTGCGGTGACAATCACCTGCACTCGAGTAACGCCAAGATAAATAGAGAGTGCGCCGGAGGCTTGCGCGGTGCCAGTGACCGTCAGTGTGCCAGTAGCGGGATCGCTCGCCACTTCAGGCACGGCAACCACCCACAACTCACCAAAGGGATCGACAGCCCGATAAGCTGCCACCATGCGGGCTAACTGGCTACCTCGACCGGCTACCTGCCCCGCTCTGTCTGCCGATGGCATAATGACGAGTGTGTTCTTTTCAATCGAACTGGTTGCCAGCGCATGAGCGATAATCAGTGATGGCCCGCTGTCCTGTGCCGTATTCGCCGCGCTATTGTCCATTTCGGCAAAGAACAACGGCACCCGTAAATCATTAGGGATGTTGTTAAAGCTGATCATTGTTTTTTGGCCTTCTGTTCAGGTTGAACGAGGGGTGCCGGTGGTGCGGTTTCTTCAGGTTCTGCGGCCTTGACGGTCACTTCTCCTGACGCTATCCGGCGGTGCCAGTAAATATTTTCATCGACGTTTCGGCCCTCTGCGGGCAAAAAGTCACCTCTAACCGGGTCAGGAACTGACCGGCCATCTTTGGGGATCACATGCATAAGGGGTTACTCGTCGTTAAGAGGGATGTTTAACTTGTGCTCAATACTGCCGTCAGGGGTCATAAAATCGACATCAACCATGATCCGCTCCAGCTCTGCAAGCTGCTGAAGGTCGTCCCATTGGCGGGTATCTTCTTCGGATATCTCAATTTTGGCAGAGAAGTCGTACTGGAAATAAAGGTGAGCACGGTTGGTGTCCAGCAGGTTACCGCCATCATACTGAATCGGGTCATAGCACGGTTCTGGTTGCCACCCCAATAGCGCTTTAAATAACTCAGCGCGCAAATCATGCACGGCATCAAATGCCGCTTTCTGGCCCCGCTGATCTGCACTGTTATTCACCACTACCACTACGGCAAACCCATCAGTAATTGTCTGCCAATAGTCAGTTTTTGACCGTTGTTCGCCAGCAGTGTCATTAGTCGGGATAATCCATGCACTGGGTAGTGCCATCTTGCCATTTTCGAGGAGCAGCTCATATTCTGCTGCCCCAGACACTCGCCCCTCAAATGTCGGGCAACGTAGCCGTAGGGCAGCAATAACGAGTGATAATTTCATTTAACCACCACTGATTTTTTTAGTGCATTGAACAGTACCTTCTCAGACCATGTGCGCCGATTGGCCAGCGCCTCTGTCATGAAGTTTTTACGGGGCGCAATTTTCCAGCCACTCCCTCCTGATGCACCTTTTCGGTGACTCTTGCCTCGCCTGGCCTTGCGTTTCACACCGTAGAACAAGAACGCAGGGTAGAAATCATCACCAGAAGGTAGCCTGGTTGCTCGCCTGCCCCCTTTTTGGTTAGGCGCGATACGCACCATAAAGCCCGGCCGACCGTCTGATGGTGAGGGGACTTTATAGCCTATCGATTTTGATAGCCCGCCGGTGCGGGTACCAGGTGCTTCACCCGCCTTTGATATGGCATGGCGCGCTACCAGTCGCCGCGCCTCGTCTTGCACACCCCGCCCCACTTTAGCAAAGGCGTTTCTGACCCTTTTCTGGTTGAATTCCAGCTCTTTAGGTTTATCAAAATCGACGTGCAGATATAAACCGCTGGTAGAACTTTCCATTCCCATTAATGCCCCTCCCCGATAGCTTCCACGGTACCCAGCTCTTCAGCAGTGATAACCAGAAAGCGGCTGGCTTCATTCAGGTTGGTGGTGCCTTTGACCCGATAAACCATTTTATTAATTACCACTTCGTCATCGGTGGTAACGCCCGTTCGGTAGCGGATAACAATGCGGTGCGTAATTGCGACATCTATCTGCATCGAACCAATACGGACAGAATCACCTATCGCCGCCAGCTTGGCCCAGGTATCGAATGTATTGTGATAAACAGTATCCACACCCATATGACCGTTGCCGGGAACATCTTCGCGGGTGCGGAACTGGGCGCGTTTGTTTAGTTCGCCGGGAGCCGGTGGCCGATAGGTAGCGTTAATTTCAGTGAAGCGGCGTTGAGTCATAGCGGAATAAACCTGTATGGGCCAACGAGGAAGTAAAAACTCATTGGCACTTCGGATTGTTCATAGTCGCTGACCGATGAGCGGTTTTCATACCAATGGCTGACCAAATGCAGCATGGCCAGTTTGATATCCGCCTCCAGAACTAACCCATCAGGGTCTGCTTCGGGTACCGCAGCCGCATATAATTTACGGTTGGTGTAGCTGATGACCCGTTTTTCTGCTGCAGTGCCAATCAAGGTTAACAGGTCATTTTCATGGTCAAAATCAACATCCAGCCGACACTGAGCCTTAATTTCTGGCAGTGTTAACAGCATGAAAACCTCCATACCCGCAGCCTGATCCCAGATTGCGGGCATAAAAAAACCGCGAAAGCGGCATGTTTTAAGTCCGAGTGAAATTAGCCACCAGCAGCAGGTTTACCCACCAGCGCTTTAATAGCGGCGGTATCTTCCAGAATGCAGTCAAAGCGGTGAAAAGCAAGGAAGCCAGTTTGGTCAAACTCGACATAACGCTCTACCAGGCGCTTCAATGTCATGTAAGTGATACGACGAACAATGAAACGATCAAAGTCGCCACAGAACATAAATTTCTTACCCGCAGCAATGTTGTCGATCGCCTGATCAATTACATACGGCACTTGTAAGACGGTTGCTGGCACACCACCAATGATCTCAGGCAACCACAGCGGGCGACCTTGCAAGTCTTCCATTTCGGTGAGGATTTTCAATGTTGAATCATTGAATGCCCAACGGAATTTAGGACCATTGCGGTAGGCAGGATCGATGGAATGCTTAAGAGCGTTCATCTCTTTCCAAGTAAAAGTAGTGGCCGCTGCGGTTGGAGTGATACCCGTGACAGAGGCCACTAAGCCTTTGGGTTGTAACGGTGCACCTGCACCGGTCCCTTGAACCAGATATTTAGCCTCACCGCGCCCAATACGCTGAGCAATACGACCCGCCAAGAATGCTTCAATATTGACGCCGCTGTCCTGAAGCAGCTCATTAGAGATGCGAATGATTTTAGATGACAGCTTTTTGGCACCGATTGAACCAGAGCCAAACTCAACATCTTGCTCATTGGTTTCGGTATTCTCTCCCAACAATTCCCCCTCTTCGGTGGTGCCGTCAGAGGTGGCCCATTCAATATCCTGCCCATTGTCGGTGTTCATGATCTGGGCAACGCTGGCAATACCACCGTAGGCTTTCATAGCCTCGACAATCATGGCGCGAAACTGGGTCGGGACGGTATAGCCGCCTTTATCGTTGGGGGCAGTACCTTGCGCACGTAACTCGCGCAAAGCGCTGCGCTCTTCGGCACTCAGTTCACTTTGCCCATGACGCAAGAACTTGTTAAATGCTTTTTGGCGCTGTTCTTGTTGCTGTCCCTCTGGGGTGCCAGTCTGTTGCCGCTGTTCTTGCTCCTGATCCTGAACAAACTGCTGATCTAGGCTTCGCAGCTCTTCTTCTCGCGAGATTTGATCATCGAGCGCCTGAAGCTCGGTTTTTGCCTTGTTCCAGTTGGTTCGCTGCTCATCAGTCCAGGCGTTATCACCAATACTGTCATGCAAAGCGCGCATATCCGTTGAAATGGTATTACGCTTTTGCTTAATGTCGTGTAATTTCATAGGCATAAATTTATTTCCTTAGGCGTTAATCAAAGTCAGCAGGCGCTCACGCGCCATTTTGTGGTTAATGGCTTGTTGTAGCGCGCCGCTATCTCGCGCTTCCTGCCAGGCTTGCATGGATCGGACGCCTGAATCAGCATCCTGATAGGCTGCATAAGTGACGGGACTAACGTCATACAGCCGGGAAAACTTAGAAATCTCACGAATAACAATCCCTTCTTCATCCTCGTACCAACGTTCTCCATCGCGAGCGACCGAGAAAGCAAATGAAGATTGGTTGATGTCACCACGCGACATTGGCGCAATAACCAGATCACGAATAGTTTGTGTGTCGGGCGCTAAAATGTTGTATTGCAGACCGCGTTCATCGACCGACACGGTGAGGGTGTTAGCACTGCTGCGGCCGAGAATAAAATTAGGGTCATGGTTAAACAGGCCGCGCACGTCATCCCCCAGCACATCATCAAATGCACCAGGCTTAATGATTTCACGAAACCCCCACAGCGGTTCTGAGCGAGTATTGAACACCGAGCCGTAGCCAATAATGCGGGTTGGCTCATTCTCTCGCTGTTCTGCCCGTACCTCCCCGCTATAACAGCGTTTTTCTGTCTCACTCATTGCTCGATCCTTTATCGTTGGGGTCGATATCAGTATTTGAAGTGGTTAATTTGGCCGCATTGACGCTGACCAGCATTTCATCCAGTCCGTCTACCGGATTCATATCTTCAAAGGCGCGGGCTTCATTGCGCGACATCCAGCCATCAGTAATGGCGAAATGGTAGAAATTGGCGCGTTCCTGCGGAGTGCCGCGCAATAAACCAGCCAGATTAAAGCGGGTGTAGTAGCCTGCTGCCCGTTCAGCTCGTGTAAATAACCGGCGGTTTAATTCCTGCTCCCAGTTCACAATCCACGGCATGACCGTGTGACGCACAAACTGGATCGACTGCTGGGTAATGTTGGAAAACGTGGCCTTTTCCAGGTCGTTGATCATGTGGGCCGGTATATTGAAAATCCCCGCTATCTGGGAGCGGTTCAGTTTGCGGTTCAGTTTGAGCATGTCAATGATCTGGGCATCAACCGGCGAAACCGTCAGCGCCTTATAATCCAGATCTGCAGGCAGCAGCATGGTTTTGTTTTCTTCATTACGCAGAGCGGCTGCGGCTTTACGCCACATCTCTTTTAATCTTTCCCACGAGTCTTTATTTAATTCACCTTTAACCGACACAATCCCTGCTGGACGGGCATTACCGTTGAAGAAGTTGCTGGTATATTTCTGGCCGCTCATGCCCATGCCGATAGTTTCAGCATGTTGCAGGATAGGGCTTAGCCCCATTTTCTGGTTATTGCCCAGCGCCCGAATGTGGATCATGTCGTCAGGGCTGACAGCAAAGGTACCTTGGTCGTTATAAACGCCGTAGGTGTAGCGGCCGCCAGTATTTAACAGGGTGGTTTCCCATGGCATGCAGGCTTCAAGGCTAACTATCTCACCGCGCCGTGAGCGCACAACTTTGGTGTAACCATTCCCCCAGCCAAGCACATGGCGTTCCTTTAATTCCCGCCATTTGTAACTGGTTTGCCAGACGTTAGGCTCATCATGTACCAGGTAAAAAACGGGGTGATCTCGCGCCACTTCAACCGTGTTTCCGGTTTTACGCATCACATGCAGCGGCATCTGGGCCAGCGTGGAGGACAGAACATAAATACAGGCATAAACTGCCCCCAGTTTCATGGCGGTTTCCGGACTGACAAAGACATCAGACTTAAAGAAACCGGCCTCTTCGGCTGACTCACCCGTTAACGGTGTTGCGGGGTTCTCCAGCGGGTTGCTCCGAAATAAGGCATCAAGTAGCACGGTATTTTCTCCTTGCGGCGAACAGTGCGAAAATCAGCATTCCACCACCCGCGCACTGTAATGCCGTCGCTGTGCCAAATTGCAGATAAAGCCCCGCCATGAGTAAACCGAAACCGGCTACCCCGATAATGTCGATAATCAGTGATTTCATAAGATAAGCAGTTCTTCGTCTGGATCGAGGTTGGAAAGGAAATCACCGGGCTTATTGAGCATGGCTCGACCGACCGCCATGATTAGCGCAACAGCACCATCAATTTTGTTTTCATCACCCTGCTTGGTTGGTCGCACCCGATCATCACTGCCGGGGTAATAGCGACCAATCACGTTTGCCATGCACCACTGCATGATGGGGTTACCGTCATGATGAAAGCGGCCCGCAGCAAGAGCTGCTTCAATCTCCCGCATTGGATCACTCATATTGGTAAAGTTTTGCGTGATGATAATGGGCGACACCCCCTCTTCATCCAGAAGATGTGAAAGACTGGTTGCGCCATGTGGGTCAATTGGGGAAGAGACTATTTTCACCTGCTTATTCAGCTTAGAAATCGTCTCAAAAATAAGCCGGTTATCGACTTCCGCGCCATCCGTGGGGATTAGAAAGCCCTGTTGAACAAAATTTTGATAACGTTCTGCGGTGCGTTTTAGCTCGGTTGCGGTTGAATAGATGGTATCTTCCGGTGCCCAGAACATCGCGCCGACACAGTAATAATGTTTCCTACCGTTTATTTCCCGCATGAATATTGGGCAAGCGCAGTTCAAGTCCAACTTTGAAGCCAGGTCGATACCGAGATAGCACTCTTCCCCCTTAAACTGCTCTAAGGTGAGCGATTTATCCGTTGCATCCTTCCACTTCTCCATATTGTAATAAGCTGATTTAGCCGTTACCCAAATGTTGAAGTGTTTGGTTTTAATCTTGTTGGTCTGGCTCGGGGTCGAAATGGCCAGTTGCTGTTTAGCCCGAAGAAAATCGGGTTCAATGGAAACCCCCATATTGGGGTTGGCTTTAGCTAATGCCTCTGGCTGAGTCCAATCATCATTTTTATCAAGGGTGTAAATAATCCCGAAGATGTGATCACTTTCGCCGCCCTTGCGTATCCCCTCGAGTATTTCCACAATTTGCGTACGCTTCTCATAACACGGCGACTGCATATCAAACCCAGCCGTAGTAATAATCAACGTCATCGGCTGGCTTCTGGAACCCATGCCAGTGGTCATCGTGGTATACAGCGAATCCGTGGCATGTTCGTGATACTCGTCAATAATGGCGCATGACGGCGAATCACCATCACCCGGATCACCAATGACAGGCTCAAATACCGAACCGTCCGGGCGAGTCATTTTTTTAGCCCACGGCTTGATGGAAAATTTCTTCCGCATCGCAGGCAGTTTTTGCACCATCAGCAGCGCAGGCTGAAACACCTTCCACGCCTGCTTTTCTGTCACCGCACCGCAATAAACTTCCGCGCCAAACTCTCCGTCAGCACAAAACATATAATTACCAACGCCAGCGGCAATCAGGGATTTACCGTTTTTCCGAGGCACCTCGACATAAATCTCAGTGAAGCGACGGAGTTTGTTTTTCTTCTTTAGCCAACCGAACCCAACAGCAAAGATAAATTGCTGCCAGGGTTCCAGTTTTATCTTTAGCCGCTTTCTCGCCCACTCGCCTTTGGTGTGGGGCATTAACCCAATAAACCGACAGGCCCGCTCTGCTTTATCTTTATCAAACCGGTATGGGTAATTTTTATTTTTGGACTCAGCCAGATCATCAATGTGACGCTGACAGGCGGCAATGACATATAAACCCGCAATTATCTTTCCGCTGACCACATCCCGCGCATACTGATTTGCTGCATTTACGTGAGGGTATGTTGCCATAGTTAAAACTCGTCGAATTCGTTCTCTTCTTCCTCTGGTGAACTTCCCCCGGTCATTCTTATTCGGCTAAGGGGATCTAGACCGAGCAGCGAGCCGAGGCGCGCCAGTTGAGAAACACAGTCGTTACGGACGGCAACTGCCGGATGTTTTTTTAATCCACCGGTACCACCGAGATCAGCCAGACCTAAGTTCTCAAGATCCTTGAGAGCAAGCGCGGCGATAACTTTTTCGGCGGTAATCATCAGGTGAAAGGAATTGCAGTAGGCAAGTAACAGGGGGGCATCTTCTAATTCGAACGTGCCGCGCTCGATCAGGATTTTGCTTTGCGTTTTCCAAAGTCCGATCGCCGTCTCGCTCAATAATTCTTTTGGGGGAGCAATTCGGGTCAGACTGCTTTTATTTTTGGTGGGTAAATTCTGTTTTCTTCCCCCACCAGCAGCCCTCATCGCTGTTCCCATTGATGACTCCAAATGTTAAAAATTATCGAAAAAAGATTTCTTATTTCGGACGTATAAAAATTTGACGAGGCTGGCGGTACGGTAGGACAAGGGCTGTAGAGATTCGATCCCCCCTCCCATTGATGATATTGATTCTCATTTGATGTGATAATGCACCATTTTGGTGCTCCATTAGATGATGTTGATAATCATTATCACTTGATTCGTTCGGTCGCAGTCTTCTTCCGATGGTGAGGCCAGCACAGCAGCTCAAGGTTGGACGGGTCATCAGTTCCGCCATGAGCCTTAGCTCTGATGTGATCGACCGTGGTACCCGACACCACCAGACCTTCACGCAGACACTGTTGGCACAGCCCTTTGTCCCTGGCCTTTATCAGTGGTTTCAACTTATCCCAATTGGCACCATAGCCACGTTCATGCCTGTTCTTACCCTGCTGGTGGTTCTCCCATCCTGTATTCTGATGCTCAGGACAATAACCAGTACTATGGATTGTAGTGTTGCGACACCCATGCTTACGGCATGCTCGGGGGATTCGTGGTGGCATTGTCACTTTCCCTAAATACTGCTGTGATTTTGTAGTGATGGACACTATCCAATGGAAAACCAAAACCATTCAATTCTCGGAGATCGCTGAAGAAAACGAACCCATCTTTTACAGGTAGTTGCCTCTCTTTCGAAAAGCCTATTGCAGGTGAGGATTCATAACCCGCATCACTTTTAAGCCAGACTTCTATTTTATAATGCTGAACAATCGCCATACATCCTCACTGTTTTCGCATAGCATTCTGCCGCCAGCTAATAATCTCATCTAGCCGTCCCTTGCAGATCCGCAACTCACGCTTGAGGGCCAGCGCATACAGCCCACTATCGCCCCAAGTGGTACCGACAAACTCCGGCACCTCGTATTCAGTTAATGCTGATTCTGGCGGTAGCAATACGGGACAATTAGCTGGTGGACGTGAAGATGCCTTATTCGCGCAGGATGTTAATGCTAGCGTCAGGCATGCGCTGAATAGCACACTTATCATCTGACGACGCCGCCAGAAACCGCTTAAGCCGATCTTCACTTTCATTGCGTAGTTTCCTTTCGTTCTCTAGCTGGCGGGCCGTGGCTGTACGGTTGGCGGCGTCATTCACCTGGTATGCATCGATGATGTTGCCAAGGGCGGTGTTTGTGGATTGCTCTTCTCTCAGTGCTTCTTCCGCTTTTTCGACTTCATTTGAGAGGCTATTTCTATTGAGAAGCAGCAACAGAAAAAGAACCACCAGCAAAGCGATAATCCCACCGGTTATTTTGTTAGGCATAGCGCTCGTTCCTTATCCCGGCGAACCACCAGCCCCACTAATTTTTTACCACCGCCGTATACCCAGCGAGTGAATTGCTCGCAGGCTGCTGTCACGTTACCAGCACGGAAATACTGGAACATGGTGGATTTCTGCATTGACGGGCAACCGGCGTTAAAGGTAATCGATGTAGCAGCATCAAAAGCACCTCGCGGTAATTTATTGCCGTTTGCATAACGAATGACACAGCGCTCAGCTTCAAGAATGTTCTTTTCCCAATCAGCGGCGATTTGTGCATCAGTCTTTCGGGTTCCAGGTATGACGCTGTGAGTATTCCCAACACCATCTGTGATAATGCCTGCGGGACAAACATACGGATCACGACGACATGATTCAGCATTGCCTATCAGCTCTAATCCCCGCTCACTGGTTCGGACGTTACCATTAGAGACAACGAGAGCAATAATTGCTGCCACAGAACATAAGCCACCGGCCTTACTTAGCTTGTTCATATAGTTCCTCGTTACGCTTTATCGCTTCTGCAACAATCTCCACAGCCGCTGAACGATCCGCTATCGGTCGGGTAGTCGCATTGTTGAGGAACTCCCGCAGTATTTCTGTACGCTTCTGCTCTTCAATTAACCGCGCTTTCTCTTCACGCCGTTTGGCGTAATACGTTTTGATTGTGAAGAATGCCGAAACCACCGCACCCAGAATGAAGATGTAATCCTGCAGGGATAGTAATGAGAAAACGCCAAGCGCTAATGACCACCAATAAGGCAGGTTTTGAGAGGTAACTGGTTCCATTCGCATAGTCTCCCCCTCCCGACCTGCGGGTTGGGCGTGTGGTTAAGGAATTTAACCCACCAGTGCAGCCACTCATCTGTTAATAGTGTGTGTGGAGTTGATTGGGTGACTGATGGGCTAAAACGAAAAAGGCCCACCGAAGTGAGCCTAAATTATGCTGTGGTGGCGGGGAATTCGCCGACATCGTTTCACTGGTGTTCCACTTGTATCCCCGCACATCGATCGGTACCCGTTTTCACCACTTTCTTCTGAACGCCAAAACTTTACTAATGAATTTCAAGAGCGGCAGAGCCTAGACAAAAGATTTCATTTGTGGATTTGGGTCTGCAGCAAAAATAACAAACCCGATAATTAGGGCGTTAATGCATAGAATAAATAAAAAAACTTAAAGAAACCTTCAGTATGGCCGTTTAAACATTAGGACGGTCAGAAAATAAGGATTAGAAATGAAGCTTTATCACGGAACATCACATTCAGCATCTTTACTCATAGAGTCAAGCGGATATATTGCGTGCAACATAGCAAGAACTTATGGATATAACAGCACAAAAGGCCCACCGAAGTGAGCCTAAATTATGCTGTGGTGGCGGGGAATTCGCCGACATCGTTTCACTGGTGTTCCACTTGTATCCCCGCACATCGATCGGTACCCGTTTTCACCACTTTCTTCTGAACGCCAAAACTTTACTAATGAATTTCAAGAGCGGCAGAGCCTAGACAAAAGATTTCATTTGTGGATTTGGGTCTGCAGCAAAAATAACAAACCCGATAATTAGGGCGTTAATGCATAGAATAAATAAAAAAACTTAAAGAAACCTTCAGTATGGCCGTTTAAACATTAGGACGGTCAGAAAATAAGGATTAGAAATGAAGCTTTATCACGGAACATCACATTCAGCATCTTTACTCATAGAGTCAAGCGGATATATTGCGTGCAACATAGCAAGAACTTATGGATATAACAGCACTCTTCCAACTACGGATGGATTTGTATATCTAACTAACCACCCTGGTTATGCGGCCTACATGGCAAACAAAGTTGCCTACGAGAAAAATGACGATTTTTTCGTAGTGTATGAAATTAATATCGAAAAAGAACATCTTGTTGCTGATGTAGATGAGTTAATTTACGTTTGTGGACTCTCAGAGGAAAAAGCTATGAGTTTAAGCCTGCAAGAGTCTCTTGAATTATCAGGATGTTGCAGGACGCCTAACAATCTTCATGTAGGTAAATCTGTATCAAAACAAGTTACCCTACCATGTACGAGAAATCGTAATCACCCTGATTTAAGTAAATCACGCGAAGTGATCATCCTACGCAGAGAAGGTCAGTCTTCTGGTGCATTAAAAATCCTTGATTCACAAGAATGGAGTTCATTCTGACTCAAGTAAGAAAACCCTGATAATGAATACTCAATTGTCGGGGCTTGTCCTTTTTGAAGCCGGTTACGGTTCCGGCGTCAACACCTACCAATGTGCTGACCGCATACCTTTAAATGTACTTCTGTGGTGGTGGGGAATTCGCCGACGTCGTTTCACTGGTGTTCCACTTGTATCCCCACACATCGGTGCCTGCTGTCACCACATTCGGCTGAGCACCAACTATTGCTGCAACAATGTCCTGAATAGATTGGGATATGAACCCGTTATTCAGTGATGCTCAGGCGAATGTAGAAAGCAAAAAACCCCACCAAAGCGAGGTTTATTTGACTGGATAAGCGCTACTGCACAACCAACTCTTATCACAATAGTGGGTAAAATTCGTAACGAATAGTTTTTTATATGTTTTTTTATTCGTTCATACTTACTCTGGGCTCAATCAGATCTGACAGTCAGCCTGTGCCAACTGCGGACATTCGACTTTTAAAAAGATCCTGAGCACAACGTTTTCTCAGTGCCAAAAAACTTCCTATAAAATATTGATTGGCTGAGGCACTGCTCAAGCGTCAGACAGGCAGGACACGGTCTTTCACAACCGTTTTCATAACCAGTGTTGAGGTAAGCCGCTGAACCCCTGATATACCGGAGAGTTTTTCATCATACAGCTGCTGAAAAGCCGGCAGATCCCAGGTGATAACGTGAAGCAGATAATCCGGATCGCCAAACAGACGCTGCGCCTGAATAATTTGCGGTATTTCTTTTATTGCCGCCTCGAAGGAACTGACTGCCTGCCTATCTCCCTCGCGCAGAGTGACGAAAACTATGGCTGAAAAGTTTAGCCCGAATTTGGCTGGGTCAAGATATGCCCGGTAACCGCTGATAACGCCTTCTTGTTCCAGCGCTTTAACCCGCCGCTGACAAGATGACAAGCTTATCCCCACCCGTTCCGCAAGGTCAGTCAGCGAACGTCGACCATCCTGCTGAAGCCCTGCAAGAGTCGACCATCCTGCTGAAGCCCTGCAAGAATATTGCAATCAGTTCTGTCCATTCCTGAAAATCTCCCGTTTAGCATAAGTTTTCATGCTGTAGATGAAAGCACATCCCGCGTTAAAAGCGATATTCTTTCTTTCCTATTAAACTAATCAATCAGGTAAGGGTTTCAATATTATGCAAGTTTTAGACGCCGGTAAATGGCCGGTCAAAAATGAGGTCAATGAGGATAACGCCGTATGTCACTGAGTATGTTTGCCGCATTCTGGGCCGTTTCCGTGCTTTTTGTTATCACCCCCGGTGCCGACTGGGCTTACGCCATTTCAGCCGGCATTCGGGGTCGCCGCGTCATGCCAGCAGTTGCCGGCATGCTGAGCGGTCATCTTGTCGCAACATTCATTGTGGCAGCAGGCGTCGGCTCGGTTATTGTGAGCGCGCCGGCCATACTTTCCGCGCTGACTTTTGCCGGGGCTTGCTATCTTATCTGGCTCGGTATCGGCATGCTCCGCCACCCGTCATCACCAGCAGCGATTCAGGATAAGGATGCCGGTTCGCGACTGAAGTGGGCGCTTAAGGGCTTCTGCATCAGCGGGCTTAATCCGAAGGTTTTTCTGCTTTTTTTAGCCCTGCTGCCCCAGTTCACCAACGTCCATGCCACTTGGCCGCTTCCGCTGCAAATGGCCGCGCTGGGACTGGTACATGTAGTCAGCTGTGGTGTGGTCTACCTGCTTGTGGGGTACGGTTCAGGCAAGGTACTCCGGACGCGTCCGCGCGCTGCGCAGAATGTCAGCCGGATTTCAGGTGGCCTGATGATCCTCATTGCAGTTCTGCTACTGGCAGAGCAGTTTGTCTGCTTGCCTTGAGTATTCGTTAACAAACGTGGAGCACTTACTGGCTCTAAAGAAAAGCGGTGATCATCGCATGATTCTCGCTCAATATTCGTAACCAGTAAGCGCATACCCTGAATCACCTAATAGCATAAGTTTCAGGGTATGAAAGTCTATATTTCGCTCTTAACCGACGCTCATACTTATCCCCCCCTTGCTACAGAACATTGTCAGCACAGATCCGATACAGTTTTTGTACTATCAGCCTTATGAGTCCACTCATCCATTTCTAACTTAGCGCCAGCCATAATCAAACAGGCATCTACAAAAGTTTCAGCCAGCATGAGTTTTAACCGAATCTTACCCTCTGAACACTTATGCTTTCTGGCAATCGCTGACTTTGATATCCCCTTCTTATAATGCTGCTCAATCAGATCGTACTCTTCGCTGCGCCCTGCCTTTTTCAATCGGCCGATAGCAGCATCGACTAGCAACCCGTCATTATCACAGCAAGACAATCTTGCTTTTGAGGTACTTGGCAAAAGCCCTTTGAAGCCAGCGGCAATAGGGGAATAGCCAACGCCACTATCTTCATTAGCAGCCCAGCCGCCCCAGCGTTCCAGAACTAACTGAATATCTCTCATGCTAAAGCCCCTGTACCGATTGACCGATCCATAAAACGAAATAGCAGAACTATCTGGCTACCGTGCTGCTCTTCCCACGCTCGCTGGTTATCATGCAATTTGTCATGACAGATACGGCACAAGGGGAAGGTGAACAAGTCATGGGCCTTAGTAGCCATGCCGCCCTGCCCATGTCCGATGATGTGGTGAGGGTCACAGTCGCCATTACCACAACCGCAGCAAGGCTGTGATTTCACCCATTGCAGATATTTCCGGTTCTCCCAGCGCCGCAGTTTTGGCCTCAGCATAAAACCTGCTGGTGGCTCGGCATCAACCTTTAGAGCCAAAGCGGGTTTTACTGCTATTTCCGTTGGTGGCTTGGCTTTCGTCACTTTCCTGGCAACCACCTCTTGTGGTGCAGGTGTCCAGGTAATATCACTCTCTTTTGTGCCGCCAGTTTCGATCACTGCGGGTGGCATACGCAGAGAAGAACGGGCAATAGCATCCGGCAACAGATCGTAAACCTCGTTAACCACCGCCCACCAACACAGCTCCGGCAACGTCAGCTGATGGCCCTCAGAAAAATGAAAGTAGCCGCGAACGGTTTCGACCACCCAAGCGACGAGATTATTGGTCGCCAGTTGATTTAGGCGAGGAAGTGTCTGCTCTCTCAGCTTATTGTCGTGATGCCAGCACAGACGAATTGACCGTTGGTTATAACGCAAGGTGGTGAGATTGCGGTCATGGCTATTATCCGGATCATGCCACTGGCACTCTTTCAGCCGTTCAACCCATGCCTCAAGCACACGCGGGCCACCAGCAGCATTGATAACCCGCTCATGTTCAAAAAAGGGTAACAATCGCGGATCATTGGCTAGCTGTTGATTGGCGACAGGCAACGCGCCAGCAGGCAGCAATTTAAACTCATCCGGTTCAGTGGCCACCAGCAATCGGCCTGACATATACGGCAATAAATCTGCGCCAGGCTTCAATATCACCACGCCCAACTCACGCTGAATAAATGGGGTTAATAGCGCCCTCATTCTCCCCTCCGTACATCTGCAATGGCTGGACAGAGATCGATACTATTGATGCACTCATTACCCCAGCTATCCCAACCCTCGGCCTGTGTTCTGGCAAATAGCTCAATACGCGGAACATCACCCAACAGAGAGACAAGCAGATCACGGAAAATATCTGGTTTGGCACTGTGCTCACCGCGTGACGCGGTCTGGTGCTGACAAATGGCCGCATTCAAGCGTTCAGGCAACCGACCTTTCACAGCAAACAGTACATCCTCACTATTAGCGCGGGTCATGTGGCCCATGCCGATCGCACTGTTGCCCTTTCGCTTGTTGGTTTTGTGCCAAGTGAAGCCCTTCATGGTCATCAGCCTGAATCCCCAAGCCTCAACAACTTTTAACGCCTCTAGTGGTTGAGTCGGTACCCACCACATAGCCAACAAACAACTATCACCAGCCAGCTCCCATATAGGCAGACGACAAATATCAGTAAGATCCATAGTCTTATATTTGAAATCGACACCACGCTTACCGCTATTGGCTTTGTCACGATAAGTCCACGGCGGATCTGCATAAATGATTTGATAGGTCATGCTGCTGCCTCCCCGTTCACGCGCTGGATGCATTCTTTCCAGATGGCATTCCATTTAATTACGCCGAAATCCCCTTTAGCCCCACGAACACCTGCATTACTGGCTTTCTTAATAACCATGGTTTCTAGCGCACTAGGATTGCGAACAGGTAACCCGCTGCCAATAAAACGCTTATAGGCTTTATCACGCTCAGTCGTATCACCACTAAGTAACTCGCCATTGGCCTTAACCCACTTGCCATCTTTGCGTGTTGGACGCCCCGCCCCATGCCAACGGTTAGCCCCTTCGAGATAGCCAGGGAATTTGGTTGGTTGGAAAAGTGTTGTTGGACGCAGGTATTCAGCCATATCCAGATCTGCAGCCCACTTAGCGTGGAGGTAATCAACCGTGAGTTTCAGCTCTGCAACAGTGAACTGCTCTTTCAGCCGGGCGCGGATGTTCTCCAGCGATGATTTGCTGGTCTGGTACCGAGAGCCGGTAATCAGGTTCAGGTGTTTTAAAATGTCTTTGGCCTGATCAGTAATTTCAACTTCAGGGTCGGTCGCCATTGGCGGCTGACAGGTAGGTTTTTTACTTGATGGATCAGGTGTTGAATTTACTGACGGATCGCCCCCAGATTCTGGTGGGTCAAAAGTGCCATTTCTGCCAGATTCCGACCCATCGAATTTTGAGCCATCAGATTTTGACCCGTCAGATTTTGAGGTGTCGGATTCTGACGCATGAGCAGCAGCCTTAAGTTTGGCGACATTCAGCTGATAAACATTACTGGCATTGCGGTTACCGGCGCGGCGGGCTTTCTTGCTTAACCAGCCATCGGTTTCCAGTTCAGCCAGCGCAGTACGGACGGTGCTCTCGCCTGCCCCTATCTGCCGGGCAATCGTCGTCACTGACGGCCAGCACACACCCTCATCATTAGAGAAATCAGCAAGACGGGCCATGATTGCCACCTTCGATATTTTCATACCCGCAGCCGCACAGCCGTCCCATACATAACTGGATAGCTTTACGCTCATACAACCGCCTTATATTCTTTCCTGAAACGCCGAATGGGTATTGAACAGTCATGCTCATAATCATCACGACGAAAAATGACCTGCCCGGTTGCGTTGTCGTAGCCAATAACGTGAACGCGAATACCGCGCTTATCGTTGTAATACCGATCCAGCAATTGAATAGGGTTAATCGTGGTCGTGCCAGGATTAGTCATACGCGGCCCCACTTACGACAGACAACACCCACAATCCCCTGCGCCCTGCTGTGGTTGCACGGTTTCCACTGGCCCCTTATCATTCGTTCATACCGGAACGGGCTGACACAAACGCAACGCAGTTGCGGAATAGAACGTTTAGCCGCTACAATGTTCATGCGTTAATTACTCCACACGTTTAGTTAATGCACCCGACGCCTCAGTGCCGCACACTGGGGCGTCACCCCTTTTGTAAACAACCTTTGATAAAAGCCTAATCCCCTGAACGACTTGAATTAATTCATCAACACACTGGTCAAACTTAACCTCTTCCAAGTGGTCAATCTCTCCATCGGCAGTGTATTCAATAAATTTCTGATGCAATTCACCGTACTTAGCGCCAAACACTAAGAAGCGTTCGTGCAACTCTTCGTCATGTATTTGATCAATGCTCGGTAATTTGAAATACAGACCACCAGCGCGCTTACACATGGCTTCGGTAATGTCGGAACGGCCAGAGATTGATTCCATTTCTATGGCCATCCCCAGCGGTACAACCTGCCCCGCTAACTGACGAACGCGGTTACGCAGTGCATTCTCGGTACCGGACAGCGGACATAACTGTTTAGCCATCGCGTCATACTTGCCCGGTGTCTGAGTTATCAGCTGATGTATCGCGTCGCTAATATCCGGCTGAGTTGGAAAGTCTTTGTTATCCACAATGTTTCTCTCTCTTTGGTGGTGATGCCGATTAAATAAATTGGTTAAGCTGCATCCGTCTGCGGCATACCATCACGAGGATTTGGATAGATATCTGGGCGCAATTCATGAGGTGTCACTTCCCACTTTCCCATGGCGCAGAGTTGGATTACCCGGTCAGCAGGTACTTGGTTATTGATAATCCAATTAGCGACGGACTGAACAGACTTGAACTCGAAAGCCCGAGATACGCGAGACAACGAGCCAACAGCTCTAATTGCCCGGTCAGTGATGTTTTTGCATTTACTGGACATTACGCCCTCCTATAGTTTCCACAAAAGGGATAATGCTACTTAAAGTAGCTAAAATCAACAACCAAAAATAGAAATGACTAATATTAGTAGCGGTTGTAATCTTCTACTCATGGTAGAAAATGAAACTAAGTACGATGATTTCGCGGCACGTCTGAACTCACTGATGAGCAAGCATGAAATCAGCGTCAGTAGCCTGGCAAAGCTAAGTGGTGTCTCTTATGAGATGGCGCGGCGCTATACCTTGGGTACCGCAAAGCCGCGAGATGAGAAGATGCTGAAGATTGCGGATCACTTGAACGTTTCTCCAGCGTTCCTAGATTACGGAACCATGACTGGAAGAGATACAGAAGCTGACTCGAAAGTAGTAAAACTAAGGCAACTTGAAGTTTTCGCCTCAGCTGGTCATGGCTATATCAACAATGAATTTCCCGCAGTGATAAGCTCTATTGAAATACCTGAAGATAAAATATATGAGCTATTTGGCCGTAAGTCGTTGGATGGAATACATTTAATGAATGTTGATGGTGACAGTATGATGCCAACTCTGCACCCGCGCGATTTACTGTTTATTGACACAAAAATAGATCACTTCAATGGTGATGGTGTTTATGTGTTCAATTTCGAAGACTCAACATTCGTCAAGCGACTGCAAAAGGTGAAAGGGAGACGATTATCAGTTCTTTCTGATAACGACAAATATCCACCTTTTTTCATTGAAGCCAATGAAATGAATGAACTTTATTTTTTCGGTAAACTTATAAAGCACTTACCTCTCAAATTTAACGACTTCTCTTAGAATTCCCTCCCTTTCAAATAAACACCGGCTTATGCCGGTTTTTTTATGCCTAAAAATCAGGTATTAAGCTTATTTACATTGAAAACTTTCATTATTTCTACTTTTTGTAGTTGATTTTAACTACTTTAAGTAGCATGATTTAATCCATCAACAGCGAACAAACCAATTTCAAGGAATAAAATGAAAGTTCAGATTTTGAGTGAAGATGGCAAGGTTGTTTGGTCGCATGACGCTGCCGCCCCAATCGATAAGAGCGGCAATGCATGGCGCGGAGGCAACCACAATCTCATGGCTGCCGTAATGTTCTCTCTGAACCGTGCGTTAGAGCAGGCCCAAGAACTTCCAACAGAGAAAAATTGGCAGTGGCCTTTTGATCTCAGTTCGACTTCGGAGAACTCATTTCAGCAAGCTGCTCAGAGAATCGCGTTCGAAGTTCCTCCGCAAGCTGAATGCGGACTTTGTAAGGAGCGTCGTCGATACCGCAGTAACAGCAATGATCAATCATGTGGAACACCGAAGAATAGAATTGTTTTTGTTGTTCTTCCGTGAGCACCGAAAATAGTGAGGTTGTGATTATTTTGTTAAGCGCATCCTTGAGCGTTGATTCATCAAAAGTCATTTAAATTTCCTTCTTGGTTGATTAAGTACCACCAAGATACCACGCGCCGGGCGTGGTTAAAAAATCCCGGCACTAATCAACAGCGAACAGGCAGGACGCCCACGTAGTAGCTGCCGGTGGCATAGAAACACCGGATGATTCGCTTAGTAGGGTTAACAGTGTGGAGTAATCAGGATGGGGACAGGTAAGGAATATGTTCTAACAGTCAATGGAGCTGTCTTGATGTTCTTTAACACTCAGAACGCAGTGGCAGCGGATTACCTGAACTTTATTGATGGGGTTACGAAGGCATTACTTAATGATTCTTGGCAGCTTGAAAAAGAAGCCAATTTGTCAGGGAAAACCATTAAGCATGCCAACTTTGAAACCTTTGGCTCGCTGGATGTTACAAATCCCAAAGATCCTCAATGAAGAAATTGACCCGAATAGTGCCAGCGCCACGTGCTTGATTGAGGAAATGCTGAACAACATCATCAGATACGTGGGTATTCCATTCGTCAAATTTATGATGTGGAAAATATGTTTCAAAGACGTCTTTAACTGCGGCTTCACCAGTAGAAATATCAGGGATCATCCCACACCGGGAAAGGCATTTAGCAATAAGCATTGATTTCAGCATTACTCAATTTTCTCTTTAGTTGTAGGGACTAAGAGAATACCACCGCCGCCTGAGGTGGAGAAGTAACCAGGTACACAATCGCATGAGCATTACACCGGATATGTGTCATAGCAGCCTCTGATGCAAGTTACCGACAAGGTAGTTAGGTCGGAAAATCGCGTTCAAGCCAAGCAGCTCAAGGTGGTCAAATGTAGTGCTCAGCCGATTGTGGTTTGCCAAAGAGCTAGCCTGTGCAATTGCAGCAGCCGGAGATAAGCGCCGGAAATCACAACCTTGTTCCATTGCTGTGCTGTGTCTTTAGCGGCTGCGCCTGCCAACACCAGATTAGGCCAGCCGCCCTTTTCACACAGAGAAGTGCTCCGGGCGGGTTATCCCTTTAAACCCGTACAGTATAAAGCCCCCGGATCGGAGTGCTTCTCTGTGTGTGGAGTAAACAACGCAGTGCGAACTGCATTACTGAGGGTCGCCCCGATGAGTGAAGAAAGAAAAACCGTGGTACCGGAATTTCTTGGTGAACTGGATGCCGGTATTTTTGAAAATAAGTTATCGGCTGCTTTTAATGTCGTCGCGTTAGGTGTTTTAAATAATGGCGGGAAAGGTAAAGTCACCGTTGAGTTTGATTTATCTCGTATAAGTAATTCAGTGGAAGAAAAGCGCGTTATGATCTCCCATAAGCTTAAATTCACCACCCCAACGCCACGCGGTAAATCCTCCGAAGAAGATACAACCGAAACGCCTATGTATGTTGGCAAAGGCGGTAAGCTGGCAATTATGCAGGAAGATCAGGGCCAGTTATTCACAATTAAGGGCGAGACTGACGGAAAATTAAAGACCGTTAATTAATTGCCATTACGGAACACTATTAATTAAATGATTAAGGACTATATATGTCTCAACAATTAGATTCATCAGCTATCACCCAAATTCGCGATATGGCTTTGACTACTTTGCTTGAAGAGAAATTATCATCTACCGATTGCGATACCATTGCATTACCTGCCGGTGTAGCAGTTAAAAGTCTTGAGCAATTTAATCTGGAGCGCTACCGCTTCCGTGGTGTTATGGAAACCAGCAGTATTAATGAATACGTGAAATATTCATCTGGCTATGCGGGTGACGGTGTTCGCTGTTTCATTGATGCAGATGAAATGCGCGCACAAACCATTTTTAATATTGGCACTCTGGAAAATCCAGGTCATGCCGATAACACTGCCAGTCTGTCACTCAAAAAAACAGCGCCATTCCGTGAACTGCTTAATATTGATGGCCGCAAACAGACGCAAAAAGAACTTGCTGAATGGCTGGAAGATTACCGTGAGTTCTTGCTGGCCTTTGATGTTGATGGTGTAGTGCTGGATATAAAGAAAGCCGTTGGTGCCGTTCGCCGTATTACCATTGAACAAACCAGTTCGGCCGATCATGAAGACCAGGACTTCAGCGCGAAACGCTCTGTAATGGAAAGTGTGGAAGCCAAAAGCAAAGATGTTATGCCAGCGGCATTTGAATTTAAATGTGTTCCTTATGAGGGATTAGGCGAACGTCGATTTAAATTGCGCTATAGCATTCTCACCGGCGGCAATGTTCCCGTTTTAGTATTGCGCATTGTTCAACTGGAAGCGGAAGAAGAAAGGATTGCCGTAGAATTTCTTGAATTGCTTACCGCTAAATTTAAAGACGTCGAAGTTGAAACCTTTATTGGTAAATTTAAAGCGTAATTAATTAAACCTTAATTAAATAGTATCACTTCAAATATCCCAGCAATGGGGTATTTGGCGGGGTATTACCTAAAAACCGTGTGGAGTATATTTATGACTTGTATTACAACTTATTCTGGGCTGACGTTCGATTATTTAAACCCGGTCGCTAGCAGTATTTGCGATAAAGATATTATTCAGGGCTTATCCAATGACTGCCGCTTTGCTGGACAAATACCCGTATTCTATTCTGTGGCCCAACACTGCTGGTTAATGAGCCAGATTGTGCCGGAAGAATTTGCACTTGAAGCTCTGCTGCATGATGCAACCGAAGCATATTGCAGAGATATCCCCTCCCCTCTTAAACGTCTGCTGCCCGATTACAAAGTTATTGAGCATCGGATTGATATGGCTATCCGTGAAAAATTTGGGCTTCCTGCCGAAATGTCCTCAGTCGTTCATTACTGCGATCTGATTATGCTGGCCACCGAACGCCAAGAACTGGACATCGATGACGGTAAGGAATGGCCGATGCTTGAGGGTATCCCCCAGGCTGACATTGCAATAGTACCAATGACGCCAAGCCAGATCCGTGTTGTTTTCGCAGCGCGGCTCAATGAGCTGACTGCGGCTACTCAATCATGATGTACGGCCTGTTTTTACTCGTCTGCTACACATTCCAGCCGTGCCAATACGAGCCGCAAGGCTACGTATACCCGGATGATAAGAATTGCATGGCAGACATTCAGCAACAAGGTCTACCACCAGAATATGAATGCCTGCCAGTTGATGGCGTTCTCTATGCGAGGAAACAGTGATGAACGTAATTGAAATGCATGGGTTGATTACTGGTAAATGCGTTGCCGGTGACATGTTCGTTAACGAGAGTGTGGCCGAGTACCTTATTCGCAAAATCGCTAACATTGAGGGTCAGCGCAATGCTGCACTCAATACCTGCTCACTGATTGCTGATGCTTTGGGTATTACCGGCGCTGTTGCGGGTGACACAATAGCGAGAGTGCAGCAACTGATTGGCGAAAATGCAGTAATGCTAAAGCTACTCACCGATATTAGCGAAAATCATTCTGAGTTTGTTGATGAGGGTGAAGATTGCACGTGTGCCAGCATCCCTCTTGATTATGTATCCGAAATAAACATGCACGTTTCTCGTGATGTTAATGCCGAAAACCCATTTATCGCGACGGACAAGGCTCTTAACGAGACAAAGGCTCAGGGTGTTGATGAATTGGCGGAAGCATTTAAATCGTGGGCAGATGACAGTGATGGTGATTACGAGGCCGAGCGGCATTGGGCTGTGGCTAGTAAAGAAGCATTGAGTTTCGCCGCCAGCCTGAGGAGTGAACAGAATGCAAGTTGAGAAAACCATTCTCGATATGTGCTGTGGCTCCCGCATGTTCTGGTTTGACCGTGCCGATCCGCGCGCCGTATTCGTCGATATCCGTGCCGAGAGCCACATTTTATGTGATGGCCGTAAGCTGGAGATTGCACCAGACCTTATTGCTGATTTTCGTCAGTTGCCGTTTGCCAATAATACTTTCCAGATCGTCGTATTCGACCCACCCCACCTCACACATTGTGGACCAGAGGGTTGGCAGGGGAAGAAATACGGCATCCTCAGTAAGTCATGGAAAGACGACCTGAACAAAGGCTTTGCTGAGGCGTTCCGGGTATTACGTCCGGAGGGGGTACTTATCTTTAAATGGAATGAGGTGCATATCCCTACCCGCGACATTATTAAACTATCGCCGGTACCGCCAATATTTGGGCATCCATCAGGCAAAAGGGCCAATACCAACTGGGTATGCTTTCAAAAACCAGGTGAAAATTTGATGGCCCAATTGGCAGCGGCAGAAGCACAGATAAAAGATATGAAAGAGGTTTTGCGCGGGATTCATAACACAGCCATCGATCCCTACGGTTCACGAGCCGGAATAGCAATTGCCGCTAAACGAGCGGTGTTGGGAGATGCATATGCTGAGTAAAGATAAGCTGAAATATCCAATGGAGATAACTGACGAGCAGCTCCGGTACCTGATTACCGCTTTCGAAAATAATATGGCGGAGTTTTACCCTGTTGGTCGAGAGGCGGAAATAGCACGACAACTGCTATCACTGCGTGAGCAACTTGCAGAGTTGAAAGCGTTGCCGCCTGTTGCGTGGCGATGGAGATTTTGCGCCCAAAATGTGGTTACCCTGGACAAAGACAGGGCCGAGAAATCCAATGAAATGGGTGTTGATGATTTTACAGAGCTATTCACAGCAGCCAAACCCGAAGCATTACCACGGCATGTTTTCTCAATGCTGGTAAATGAATTACGCGACGTTCCTGCCATCGGCTGTAAGAGGGAATTAATTATTGGTGTGTTAAACCGTCATGGCGTTATCGCTGAGCCGGTTCAGTGTGATCCACCAGCAGCAGAATAATTTTAGTCACGGCCTGTGTGCGGCGGGCCTTTAAATAAACAGTGTGGAGGTTCGTATGATTAGTCTCGATTGCATCCCCATCAGTGCGTATTGCATTACCACCGGGGAGACAGTTGAAGCCATCAATAAGCGGGTTCAGCGTGGAGTATGGCGTGAGGGCAAGCAGGTTTTAAAAGTTGATGGTGTTAAAGAACGTTGGATTGATCTTACGGAGGTTTCAAAGTGGGCGAGAGGGGATCGGCAAAGCTCCCAAGGGGCATAACTGTTCGCAGCCATAAAGCTGGGCAGACAATCAATATCACCTTCACATATAAAGGGGTTAAATGCCGTGAACCCCTTTCTAACATCGAAGTGACACCCAAAAATATCAAATATGCTGAAAGGCTATTGGGTGAGATCCACAATAGAATAGAACGAGGCACCTTTAATTATGCTGACCAATTTCCCCGGTCTGTACGATTAAAAGTATTTGGTAATAATCAAAGTTCTAAGCATATTAAAAAGTATCTGAATGAATACATTATAATTTGTGAAAACCGAAAATTATCACCAGGCACAATTGCCGGTTATAAGAAGTGCATGAGCGCCCTATCCAGCTTGCATGAAGTTAATGTCTCAGACCTTACGCCAGCGATGGTTAAAAATTGGATACAAGGGCAAAAGGTAGCGCTGAAAACTATCCGCAATAGATTATCGTTCTTAGGCTCCGCAATAGATGAAGCAGTAACAGACGGTTTACTACCAGCTAATCCAGTTTCTCTTGTTTCAGCCTCACGCTACCAAGGCGAAGATGTCAGATTAGAAAGTGTATATGTGGTTGATCCACTGTCTCCAGATGAGGCCAAAGCAATCCTATCTACAGCGATGAATGCTCAATGGGAAAACCTTTTTAGATTTGCTTTACACACTGGAATGAGAAGTTCCGAATTATGCGCGATAAGGTGGCAAGATCTCGATCTCGTCGGGAATACAGCTCATGTAATAACGGCAAGTGTAGAGGGGGTAATCAAAGGGACTAAAACTAAAGCAGGTCGAAGAAAAATAGAATTAGACTCCGAAGCATTACTGGCCATCAAGAATCAGAAGCCCTTTACCTTTATGCTCAATGAGTTTGTTTTTCATGATCCGAAAACGAATGAGGCTTGGGCCGGTGCTGATGCGATCAGAAAAAAAGCGTGGGTACCAACTTTGAAAAAGGCTGGCGTCCGGTACCGGAATCCATATCAGACCAGACATACGTTTGCCACGATGCATATTAGCCAGGGCGCAAATTTATTCTGGTTAGCAGGACAGATGGGCCACAAGGGGCCGGAGATGCTTTTCCGGCATTACGGTTCGTTCCTGAAGGAATACAGCGGAATGACAGAGGAAGTACACCAAAAGAGCCGCACAGGATACGCGCCAGAAAAATAATAAAAATAAACATTCCATAACAATAAGTTAGGAAATTACGGACGCGGGTTCAAATCCCCCCAGCTCCACCACTTTTTAGTTGTTTGAAGTATACTGAAGTCTACTAAGCCCGCATGGAACCAGCCTTGCGGGCTTTTTTACGCCTATAGAGGTCTACTGAGATTTGCTAGAAGCTACTCGTTATGGCACCCTTTTTGGGACCCAACGCAAAGGGTCCAAAACTTGAGGGTCCCAAAATGGCAAAACTCGCAAAAAAACTCACAGATACTGAAATCAAAAGCACCAAACCTTCGGACAAAGAAATCAACTTGTTTGACGGTGATGGCTTGATTCTACGAATCGCTCCCCTCTCAAAGGGTGGCAAGAAAAACTGGTATTTCAGGTATGCAGTGCCAGTGACTAAAAACCGCACAAAAATGAGTCTTGGGACCTATCCGCACCTTACATTGGCAAGAGCAAGAGCTTTACGTGATGAATATCTATCCTTGCTTGCCAACGGCATCGATCCACAAGTCCATAACAGCGATAAAGCTAATGCATTAAAGGATGCTACTGAACATACGCTACAAGCCGTTGCTCGGAAGTGGTTAGATGAGAAGGTAAAGACCTCTGGCATCTCAAAAGACCATGCCGAAGATATCTGGCGTAGCCTTGAACGGAACATCTTTCCCGGTCTAGGGAACGTCCCAATCAAAGAAATACGCCCTAAGCTCTTAAAGCAGCATCTTGATCCTATTGAGCAGCGTGGTGTTCTGGAAACCCTACGGCGAATTATTTCACGACTAAATGAAATTTTTCGCTATGCAGCTACTGAGGAACTCATTGAGTTCAACCCTGCAGACAATCTCGGTCAACGTTTCAGTAAGCCCAAAAAGCAAAATATGCCTGCCCTTCCTCCCAGCGAACTGCCAAGATTTATGTCTTCCTTAGCTAATGCCTCAGTCCGTCTGGAAACACGTATGCTGATAGAATGGCAATTGTTAACTTGGGTTCGTCCGGGCGAAGCTGTTCGTGCCAGATGGGTGGATATAGATATTGATAATGGTATTTGGAACATTCCCGCAGAGTTCATGAAGATGAAAAATCCTCATAAGGTTCCATTGAGCAAAGAAGCCATACGAATAATCAAATCAATGGAACCAATCAGTAGGCACAGGGAGTGGATTTTCCCCAGCATAAAAGCTCCTCTTAGCCATATGCACGAACAAACAGCTAATGCAGCGATCATCCGTATGGGGTTTGGTGGCGAACTGGTAGCGCACGGTATGCGTTCCATTGCAAGAACAGCAGCAGAAGAGTCAGGTAAGTTCAGAACCGAAGTTCTCGAGGCGGCTCTCGCACACTCGAAAAAAGATGAAATCATCGCAGCGTATAATCGTGCTGAATATCTTTCTGAACGAGTGGTTCTTATGCAGTGGTGGAGTGATTACGTCCAAGTACAAAAAGTAAGAGCTATCGCTGCCTGATCAGGTAAACATGTTGAATTATTTTTAAATGGCAAAACCCGTCTCGTTTAGATTGCTTACCCAATAGCCAACCAATGGCATACTTACCAATTGGAAAGTGTGAGGATTTAAAAAAGGGAGCGGTTACACAATACCCCTCCCTTAATTTAATATTTACTTAACTCTTTTGAGAGAAATACCTGAATTTGGACCCGGAGGAACACCTAATGCACTATCCACACCAGGATTTGAACGCAAATCATTCAAAACTGCCTGAGCGGAGAATTGCTTACCAGTGATAGCTACCGATTCTGGTCGAGGATTAGTAGACATCCTGGCTCGATATGCTTCCACCACGCTCCCACCTTCGGAAACAACGGCTGAACATAATCCTCTTGCATAGAGTCTGCTGAATTCTCCCTCAGCTAAGGTTTGAGCGGCTGTTATTGGCACTCGAGCCTGCATCAACTCAGTGCTTTTCGGTTTCCTTTTTGTATAAAATTGTGCGAGCAATCCTCTGGCTCGGATCTCATTTTCCAACCAAGCATCATCATATTGAACAGCTTCTTCTAACAATGCGGGCCATAAAGCCTTACCATGATCTGATAAATAATTACTACAATAAAAATTATTATGTTCCTTATCATACTGAATTTCTAATGTCATATGCTGCCTAGTCTTGTCATCTAAATCTAAAAAATTCAGGGACATATTTTCTCCAAAATAATTTATCAGTTTTATACAGCACGAATACATAGCGTAATTAATGTCTCTTTACCATGATCTGTATCATTCTTTTAGATTTTTTTCATAGAACATCATCTCGATATATTCTCAATGAAATAAGTTATAGCGGTCATAAAAAATTGATGATTGATTTTACAAGAAAATCATTTAATATGTTACCTGCCACTGGGGCACTCTTTCCTGCTGACAAACTCCCATAGTATGCTTGCTTTGCACATGGGGTGTGAAGGCTATCAGTAGTTTACTGAGAAGAGATGGAGTAAAGGCCATGTTACGTGATAAAGTAGTATTGGTTCGCCAATACGACCGCTTCCGCAACGGGCAATGGGAGACAGTGTGTCAACATCTGCGCTCCCTACCCCGCAGCTAATTCAGAGCTGCCTCAGTGGCAATTAAACCTTCTATCTAAGCAACTTCTTCTATCTCTATACCTAGCATCTTGTTGAAATGTAGTTCATCCTTAGTCTTTTTAAATATCCCTTCAAACATCTCTAAATATTTATTAGCTGATATTTGTCCTAAGTAACTTATGTTGATGGAATCTGAATGTGATCCTCTATTGATGTAACGATAGAAAGTTTTATAATTGATATCCTTTTCAGAATTAACTAATTTATCAAGTTCTTCACTAAGCTTTTCCATTTTACAAGAAAATGAGAAATAATATTCAAGAATATTCCTCATTATATTCGGCAAAACAACCGAACTAATTTTACCTTGTTTAACATCTTTCAAGATCATCCAAAGTGCTTCATATTCATTCTTTATATCATCACGCCCAATTGTTAATACATCGCTATACTGATCTTTAATTACTCTATATAGCTGATATTTTTTTTCAAAGGATTCCTTCTTGCATCTGCATTTTTCTTAATTTTGAAATGAGAGATTCCGAGCGAACTTAAAGTATTGTTTATTTTCTCCACAGTCTCATCAATATTTGAAGTTTGTTTTTTCAAATCAATAGATGAAATATTTAACAGTTCTATTTCACTTTGAGTTTTATCTTTACTTGAGACAATATCTTCCCTCTCTAAATTTAACTCTTTAAGTTGTTTGTTTTGAGCATCAATGAGATCATTGCAGATATTACGTAATGATTTCCAAACATTGGATTTAAGCTCATCTATACTATTATCATAATTCTCGACCTTAGTGTTTATAATAATAATCTCATCATTATACTGCTTCATCTTTTCAATAAGAATATTAGCACTCGGATTTTCAGTTATAATATCAACTTTCAAAGATGGCTTATCTATCTTTTCTTGTATAAACCTTAAATTAGCCTGAAAGATAAGATTAGCCTGTTCAAGGCCCTCATAGAGCTCATCTTTATCGGTGATATAATTGGACGATGTAACCGTAGAATGTATGCCACTGATAAACTCATCAATCATTCTTTTATAAGAAGATTGCAATTCTTTTAATCTTGATATCATTTTATCATAAGCATCGTCAAATATTTTTTTAACTTCTTGCCTAAATGAATCATCAATGGTATTTTTTTGGCAAAATGGGCATTGTTCTTCATCTATATATGACAATCCAGTTCTTATCCAATCTGAATTCCCAAGTTTATCAATAATCATTGATAAATAACTATCCCCTGAAGGTATCAAAGATGTTGATAGCATACTAACTTGATCTTCTGAAAAATAAGGAACTGCTGGAACCATCAACAATTGATAAGCTGTATTCTTATTTTCTTTTAATTTTATATAATCAGAAATTATATCTGCGGTATCTATTTCCGCCATTTCTATCTGTTGACTAAGGCGCTGGAAGAGACTGGCTTTTTGCAAGTAACCAGCCATTAAATCTCCTAATCCGCCATCCTTCTTCCTGATATGAGAAGTTTTATCCCATACTCTCGTTTGGCAAGAACTTACAACTTTTTGTATCATCTTATCTTTTTTTTCGAGATCACTATTGATACGGATAATATCTTTTTTTAATTTAGATAATTTTATATCATTAAGAGCTAAAGCTTCCATTACATCTTTATTTTCTTGGCTTAAAGTGAATATTCCTGGTTGCTCTGATTTGTTATAGAAGGAATCTTCAACGAATTGGCTATTGTAGACAACATATCTGTATTTATCTGTATCACTAAAAGAGCAATTTCCATATGCTTCATCTTCCGATTTATAAAAATATCCTGATATAGTTGATTTCCCCGAACCATTTTGTCCATATACCAAGTTAATTTTTTTTGTTAGATCTATCTCAATATTTCTTTCATCACTATAACTTTTCACTGCTCTTATTCTCAGCACACTCATGTAATAATCCTTTGAGAATCTTATAATATAGAAAAAATAAAAAATTAATAATTTTTTAAATGAATATAGAAAAAATCACTAGATTACTATGTGATTATTCGAATATATATGAGCACTGGAGCCTGTTACTTTAGAGGATTGCTTTTGAGCTTGTATAAATTTATCTTTCAACATAACGTTCACCTGCAATAATCAAGTAGTGAAATTATTACCAATAAAACAGATTTGTCTCATTGACTTGCAATACGATACATCTTGCATTTTAGCATCTTTTATGCGATATAAAAGAAAAGATAATATTTTGAGTATCAAAAGGGGTATAGATGAAAGCTTACACTCTAAAGGAAGATAAGGACTCCGGAGAATTTCACCTTTTCGAGGGAGACATGTCCCAGGATTCTTCACCTCGTAGATGTAGTTCCGCTTTAAAATCCATATGCAAAAAGATGGACAAATCAGAAAATAAAGGGAATCATTTCACATGTGCTCCTGAACAAGAGGCAAGGGAGAAAATAGCAGCCATTGGCAGGAAAGTTTGTGGAACATGTGTAAGTCATTTATATGAATCATACTAACAGGGATTAAACATGTTTTCTAAAAATATCAACCCTATAACTTTTTGCTCTTCAATTGTAGCTATACTTTCCATTGCTCTATAGGAAGATAAGGACTCCGGAGAATTTCACCTTTTCGAGGGAGACATGTCCCAGGATTCTTCACCTCGTAGATGTAGTTCCGCTTTAAAATCCATATGCAAAAAGATGGACAAATCAGAAAATAAAGGGAATCATTTCACATGTGCTCCTGAACAAGAGGCAAGGGAGAAAATAGCAGCCATTGGCAGGAAAGTTTGTGGAACATGTGTAAGTCATTTATATGAATCATACTAACAGGGATTAAACATGTTTTCTAAAAATATCAACCCTATAACTTTTTGGATTAAACATGTTTTCTAAAAATATCAACCCTATAACTTTTTGCTCTTCAATTGTAGCTATACTTTCCATTGCTTACCCCAACATAGAAGCACATAAATACTCATGGTGGTTTATAATACCGGGAGTCATCTTATTCATTGTTGTATGTGGCACTCACACAGGAACAATAGTCTATAACAATCTCATATCTATAAAGAAATACAACAACACTTTAGCCAGATTATTAATATTATTAGTAATATTGTTTGTTATTTTACTAATAGGCTTTGTTATTTTTCATTATCTTTATCAATAATAAACTCATCTTTTGTCACCTCATAATATATCAAAAATGGCAATATTAAAGACATAACAATACAGATAGTAATAAATATAATTTTCAAGACATCATCACTAATCATAAACACTCTCCTCTTTATACTTGTAACTGTAATAACAGTTAATAAACTTATGTCAATGGTTTCATTTCAATAATTTAAAAAGCAAGAGCTAACCAAAGGAAGCGGAGCTTCTTTTGGTCGCCTTGCTTTTCCTGCCCTTTGGTTGTAAAAGACTGACTATACAAAAGCCTACAAGTAATGTTATTTTCTTATCATCCATAATACTAGAGCATATAACGAAAAAGGTGAAAATTATCATGGAAATTAGAGCAGCTAATGGTTCATATTCCCCATCAAATTTCTTTATGATTATAAAATCCAATGAAGAAATTGAAGAGTGTATTCGAAGTAACGAACAAACTTTTGTTCATGAATATATACATTTTTTACAGGATCTAATCCTCCCATATTCCATAAGATACACACTAGTCTCGAAAAGACGATTTCTTAGTGTTCTACTTCATGCAAATGAAGAAAAGAAGATTACACGACCGTTTTCTGAGTGGGATGAAGATACCCAACTAACTGACAGACAGCACTCTTCTACATGGGGATGCAACGAAGTTATCGATGAAAACATTAAAATAAAAGAAATACAAAATGAATTTTTCGAATAATGACAACCCATTAAATATGTTTTTTAATGCTATTGCGGAAATGAAGAATAACAATCTAATTTATATTTTAGATACTTTTGAATCATGTAATTATAAACAATAAATCTCAATGTATCTCGTTGCTTCCGGAAAACTTTGATCAAAATGAATTCATGCAACTTTTAACAGTTTTAGCTTTTATGAATTATGTCTCAGGTAGTGCTAAAAATTGTGCATTGATTGATTTATGCAGAGTTTCAAACCCTAATGTCACTAATAGCCTCTGTATGTCAGAGCCTATTTCAAGAGCTAATGATGATGATTTGTGTCCTTTCGGACTACTCATAAAAAACTATAACCTACATAAAATCGATTGGGAATGTCATTCTTAATTAATATTAATAAATAGTTCATCAAATATTGCTCCTGTAAATATTGACTTATTTCAGGAGCCTGTATAATAGTTTAAATCATCAACATATAAAAAGGAGTTTATATGGAAAAACAAATTTCAAAACCTCGTTTTACCGAAAGCAACATTCCTGTAATAAAGCAATCTTCAAACCTGCCTGGCCTAATAACACAATCCCTGAGAACCCATTGTGTCAGTGTTCGGCTCAATAACACAGAATTAAGCAAGCTGAATAATCTTAGGGGTCATTATGCAAAAGGTGAATGGTTACGTATGGCTGCGTTACAGAAACTCCCCACGATTGTGCCTCCTGTAAACATCGATACCTGGATGACACTTGGTGATATTAACCAGAAGCTTAATCGTATTGCTCTGCATATCGACAATAAGAGCAAAGACAGCAAGCTTACGAATACAGAGTTGTTTGCAGTCAGAAGACAAATCATAGAGCTTCGCCAGAATCTGCTAAGTGCTGACATATGGAGCAAATCCGATGAAGGGTATGCAGAAGATCAAGAGAGGTAAGAACTTCTCAGGTGTGGTCCAGTATGCATTGAAGCTAGGTTCACATCATAAAAGTGATCCAATCGTCATTGGCGGGAACATGTTAGGTGATTCAGCCTTTGAACTGATCGCTGAATTTGATGGCACTAAAGAGCTTCGCCCGGAAGTAGAAAAAGCGGTGTGGCACAATTCGCTTCGGTTGCCCTGCGGTGAAAGCCTAACCAATGAAGGGTGGGTATCATTTGCCAACGACTACATACAACGCATAGGGTTCAGTGATACCCATCTCAGGTGTTATGTGTTGCACGACGACGAAGCAGGCCAGCATATACACATTATCGCCAGCAGGATTGATTTGAACGGCGGTAAGTTGTATTTAGGCAGGAACGAGAACCTTATCAGCACCCGGATCATTAGTGAACTCGAAATCACTCATGGTCTGACAGTGACCAAGACAGCACCATCCCTCTCGAATGCACAACCGAAGCGGAAGAGAGTGTCCCGTAATGAGAAAATGCTATCTGAACGGACTGGGGAGCCTTCACCAAAAGAAGCTTTACAGCAGATACTTGATAAAAGTTTGACAGATACACCTGACCTTTTAACTTTTATCAAGAGGCTGGAAGAAGCGGAAGTCGGCTGGACGGCAAATGTCGCTTCTACCGCGGCTGGACGGCAAATGTCGCTTCTACCGAGAAAATGAACGGGTTCTCGTTCTCCTACCGCGATATAGCTTTCAAGGCATCTCAACTTGGAAAGGCATACTCTTGGGTAAATCTTCAAAAGCAGCTTAACTACAACCCAGACCACTTAGAAGCTCTTCGAGCGACAAAGGAAGCTATCCCAGCACCAGCACCAGCACCAGCACCAGCAGGGATGGTAATCAAGACAGCTAAGGAAACGCTAACGATTTCAGAAAAAATAGCTTCTCTTTCTTCTTCCAGAGCGGTGCCCCTTCCCGTAGCTGCTTCTCTTGCACCTGCTTTGGCATCGAAGAAGGTGGTTGAAGAAGATAAGCGGCAACGCATTATCAGTGCTGTCCTTGACTTGCAAAACTCACAGAGAAGGAACAAAGCAAAACCTCCCCGCTTCCTCTTATGGCTTCCTTTCCTTAGCTTGCTGAAAATACTTGGTTTTTGCTTGATACATACTTTCAAAAAATTCAAGAGAGTCCTAAAAGCCCACGCATTAACCCCATCAATTCAAACACAACTCACTGCAAATATTAAAAATCATAAATAACAGAAAGTTACGGTTCAACTGGGTCAATCATAAAATCCAGGCTTTTTTAAACGATTGATTTTCCGTGAATTTATTGATCGGTTTCACAGATCAATAAATTACTGTTGATAGCCATTACCTATCAACAAGGCAGCATCGATCGGTACAAACGTTTTTACTAAAGCCTGCAAAACATCGAAGATTCATTGAGATAAGTTTAAACGCAGTCAAAATTATCTATATGGAAAATAAAATGAAAAAATATACATTTGTTGCAGTCATAATTTCTTGCTTCATTCTTTCAGGTTGCGATAGCGAGCCATCTGAAAAGGATATTTCCAGTGCATTAAACAAATCAATAGAACATGGGAATTCTGCGATTAGAGCTATTAATCCAAATGCTCCACAAGAAATGTTCAGGAATCTGAATTCTGTTAAGAAAATTGATTGTATAAAAAAGAATCTGACAAAACTTACAAGTGTAATGCAGAAGTAGCTATTAATAATGAAAACAGAACAACTTCAGTTACATTATTGAAAATCGATGATGGCTGGAAAGTAGTTGGTAATTAAATCAGTGTTAGCCAAAAGCTCCCTTCTGGGAGCTTTTTTTATAGACTCTTCACAACCTTACTCTCTTTCGTGTATCACTTTTATTTTTAATTCTATTAGTTATTTCACGCTTCTCATACTGTGCTTTCAATTCAACGTAGACTTGCTCTAATTTAATTTGATTACTTTCTATATAATCTACAAGTGCGTTCAATTGAACAAAAATAAACTCTTTGTTTTGTAATTTTTTTATGAAGTTGCTTTTCATACATCTGAATACGCTGCAAAACATCTGCATGATATTGTCAATATTACTAAGCGAGTCGCTATGAGTCGCGTGATAGTGAAAATATTTTAGGTGATAGCCCACGAAGATTAAAAAAAGTTTATAAGTGAATATTTCATCTTCAGTGTCATACGTAGCAGTGATATATTTATCAATGAGCATAATTAGCCGTTCTTCTCTTGTTAGAGATTCTTTTTTATTATCCATAAGTTGCATCCTTGCAATCAATTATTGCCATCCTGACAATTCAAATTAGCGCATTATAAACAAAGATCAATTCTCTAATACACTTACTATATGCAACCATTTGAAGATCTCTAACCATAATAAGCAATCTAGAATTCACATCTGCATGATATTGTCAATATTACTAAGCGAGTCGCTATGAGTCGCGTGATAGTGAAAATATTTTAGGTGATAGCCCACGAAGATTAAAAAAAGTTTATAAGTGAATATTTCATCTTCAGTGTCATACGTAGCAGTGATATATTTATCAATGAGCATAATTAGCCGTTCTTCTCTTGTTAGAGATTCTTTTTTATTATCCATAAGTTGCATCCTTGCAATCAATTATTGCCATCCTGACAATTCAAATTAGCGCATTATAAACAAAGATCAATAGGTAAAAGCTATCATACTGAAAAATAATTATTCCCCTCTTACTTTTAACTAATTTGATCTTCTCTAATACACTTACTATATGCAACCATTTGAAGATCTCTAACCATAATAAGCAATCTAGAATTCACATCTGCTAACCTTGCATTCTCTGACTCTAATTTGGTTATTCTATTTGCAGCGTAAGCGATAGTTTGTGGTTTTTTAACCGATGCAACAACAGTTTGCTTACTGTTTTTTATATTCTTATATGCATGAAGAATTTCAGGGTGACGTGAAAGAGCTTGTCTTGTTGGTCTCTTACAGAAATACTCTACAAGGGAATCACATACTAAATCCCATTTTATCTCTTTTCCTTCCCAACTGTTTATCTTATCAAGGATAAATCTAATATCCTCATCGCTAAATTTTTTACTCATTACCATCCTCTCTTGTGTAATAATTTATTATATGGTTTATGTTTTTATTAATACCTTCAATTTCCTTTTTAAAAATGCTCTGAGACTGTAAATCGATTTCATTATGATATAACTCACATGTTCGGTTTAAAGATTTTAGGTGCGCTTTAATCATAGCAATTATTTCTAATTTACCACTTAGGTCAGATATCATTTCATCAGCATACAACACCTTCCGTTCATCCTCCCTTAGCTCTTCAGCACTTCTGTTATCATAAACAATGTTTTGCTCAACATTACGTCTTCCTGACCAGAAAGCAATTTCTATATCAGATAACATAGAGCGCTGAACAAGAGTATTTAAAAGGTGTCTTGGCTGGTGACTTCTAAAGATCTCTTTCATGCCTTCAGGTTGTAATGATTTATGGCGCTGAAAAAAATTTAGAGCATTATCCTTCCCTACCCCAGTCCTTGCTTTGAAATCTGCTTGAAACAATTCTTTGGTTGCAGGTGACGCTTTAAACAAGTCGGTTCCTTTCTTTATGTGCAATTGATCTTTATTTAAAAGTAGAAGGCAATTACTTAGTTTCTCACATGTTCGGTTTAAAGATTTTAGGTGCGCTTTAATCATAGCAATTATTTCTAATTTACCACTTAGGTCAGATATCATTTCATCAGCATACAACACCTTCCGTTCATCCTCCCTTAGCTCTTCAGCACTTCTGTTATCATAAACAATGTTTTGCTCAACATTACGTCTTCCTGACCAGAAAGCAATTTCTATATCAGATAACATAGAGCGCTGAACAAGAGTATTTAAAAGGTGTCTTGGCTGGTGACTTCTAAAGATCTCTTTCATGCCTTCAGGTTGTAATGATTTATGGCGCTGAAAAAAATTTAGAGCATTATCCTTCCCTACCCCAGTCCTTGCTTTGAAATCTGCTTGAAACAATTCTTTGGTTGCAGGTGACGCTTTAAACAAGTCGGTTCCTTTCTTTATGTGCAATTGATCTTTATTTAAAAGTAGAAGGCAATTACTTAGTTTTGTTGTTTTATTGAAACTGCTCCAGGCATCTGGGATTTTTTCATATTTTATGATTTCCTTCCAAAGCTCTTTTGCACTTATATTTTCATTTTCTATTCTCGACAAAATTTCTTTACTATACAAATTGAAAACATCTTTATTTTCTAGATTTATTATATTGTAAAACCTTTTACAAAAAGATGTCTCGTTCGAATTAACACCCAATTTATTGTAGAATTCAAATTCACCCTGCTCACGAATTAATGCGATTTGCCTTGCAGGTTTTGACAACATTTTTAGTCTGTGAATTGCTAATTTTGCTACCGATCTCATATTACTCGGAATCCATTTAATACTTTTTCCGTATCCTTTCGCACAGTAATAACGAAGGCCATAAATCGCGTTACCAGAAGAATCTTTAGCCTCTACCTCACAATCAACTTCAAGACTCATAATCTCAGATATCCGTGTGGGAGCACAGAGAAGTAAAGCAATATATCCGTGTGGGAGCACAGAGAAGTAAAGCAATAATTGAAGTGGTAAAAATATCTCTCTCACTATTGCAATCAGAATAGAATACTCTACCAGTGAAATCTATTACTTCGTCTTCTGGTAATTTCTTTTTTATATCATGTTTTTTTATAATATCTCTGATAGGTAGACAGGCTCCATTCTTTAACCTAACATTCCAAACATTTATTCTCGGATGCAAAATATTCTTCAGTATCAATATTTCTAATATTTCCTTCAGAGACCTTTCAATTGCACATGCAAGATTGAGTGAGTATTTCCCCTCTGAATATTCAATTATGTAAGTTATGACCTCATGATTGATGTTAACTACATGAGGTTCAATATCTAACATTTTGAAAGAATACTCCATGACTTTTATTGTCGATAAATATATTAGAGATTTATAGACATTAGGAAAACACTCTAGATATATTAAACTTTTAGTTAACTCTTGGAAATGAGTTGTCATATTACATTTTCTGCCCTCGTAAAGAGCAATCTGTTTAAAAGCAACACCTTTACCCCAAGATAAATCAAACCAATTTACTTTCCCGTCATTTGCGACCTGGATTTCTACTTCATTCGCAAATCTATCGAATGCAGTTTTGTTAGAGACATTCATTATTCAATCTCCACTATATTATATGGGTTTACTATTGAGATTATTTTACTTTCTATAATTGAAATAAAAGCAGATATCATCTCCATTTCGGATTTATCGGAAGAATATAATGGTAACGTTTTAGTGAGTTTAATTATTGACAGGAGATCGTTGTTTATCTTTTGTTTAGTGTCACTAATCTTAGTCAAAAACGATGACGCGTAAGGTAGTATCAAGTCATTAATTGCCTCATCTATTCTAAAAGAAAAACCTTCATTATTTCTCGCATAACATATAACTGATTCCAAGTTCGTATGATCCAGGATCTTAGCCACGACATTCAATCCATATCCCTTTTGAGCCACCCTGGTAGCCAAGGTAGTTCTAAGCTGACGAGAATTAATTGTGGGTTTAGTATCACTGCATAAATCGTTAACGACCCTATAAACATATTTAAGTCTGTCTGTTATTTTTTGAGAACTCATATGTAAATTAGTGAAGTTGTTTTCATAAAATTTTTTCAAGTCATATGTTTTATTAAAAAAATAAGAATCCATGAACAAAGGTAGATTATCAAATTCATCATGGCTTAATTTTTTATCTAACTCATTATCCATAAAATCTATAATTACATTTTTTAACTTCAATAAGTAGCTATACAACACACTCCCAATTTTGACCTCAGTAAAATACATTCTAAACTGCCCTCCTTGTTTTATCCTTGGTATATTTAGATAGCCTCCGTCTTTTTTACTATAAAGATCTTTCATTTTAAGTTGGGCAATTTGCATAGGCCTTCTGCCCGTGTATATCATTAGCATAACCATGAGATAATCTTTCATATTAATGTCACCGCAATCATACCCTTTTGTGACATTCCTAACTAAGTCTACTAATTCTCCTTCGATCAATGGTCTTGAACTTACACCCTGCTCAGTCTTTAATATCATTTTATTAGGTTTGGAAACTTGCCATTTGGAGACCATGTATAAAATTTCTTTACTTAGCAAGTCACCGTGTAATTCATGAAATTTAATCAAAAAATATTTAATACTTTCAACATGCGTATAACTCGATTTATAATATGTATTATAAAATCTTTTAAGCACACCATATTCAAAGCTATTCAATATGTCTTGAAATCATACCCTTTTGTGACATTCCTAACTAAGTCTACTAATTCTCCTTCGATCAATGGTCTTGAACTTACACCCTGCTCAGTCTTTAATATCATTTTATTAGGTTTGGAAACTTGCCATTTGGAGACCATGTATAAAATTTCTTTACTTAGCAAGTCACCGTGTAATTCATGAAATTTAATCAAAAAATATTTAATACTTTCAACATGCGTATAACTCGATTTATAATATGTATTATAAAATCTTTTAAGCACACCATATTCAAAGCTATTCAATATGTCTTGATTGAACTTAATATATTTATTGATAGCATAAAAAAACTTCCTGGTATAAGCTGAACTAAAATTTACAGCAGTATATGCAAGGGTTTCCTTTATGCAGTTTAACAAATGTTTACTTACTTTTCTTTCAAACTGTAAAAAGTTCAACTTAACATCTCTACTCAGAACCCAACAACTATCGCTAATGTCAAATTCGTTTTCGCTGTCTTTTGTTTTTAATACCGAGTAGTTTTCTTGAATCAATGTTTTCAT